CAGAAGCCCCGCTAACAGACTCATCCCCCATGCCAACATTAGCCATGAATAATTTTCCCGCGACTTGATAGGAATACGGATTCGAAGGCCCAGCGCGTGAACCATCCCCGCTACAAAACAAAGGATTCATCCACCGAGGCATTATGCGCGAATTCGCGGTAAGCATCTCCGGCCAAGTGGCTGCGTTGAAACTTCCCCAAATAGAATTATGAAAATAATCCCCTAACTTAATAGACTGGGGTTGCCCCCCAAAATTAGAATTCGCTCCTCCGTTTGACCCCCAACCGACAGTGAACCAACGAAAGTATCCAAAATCGCAAAAAGGTGACAATAACCCGGGACCTGCAATGCTCGAGTATGCCTTATATCCGTTGGAGTTCATGTCCTGCCCGAGCTGCATGATATCCGCAACGCGAAGAGCAATTGCCGAACCGGGGGTAACGATAAGCGGAAAATTTTCTACGCACGGTGATGCCGACCCGCCCGAACCGCCCGTTGTGCCTGTACTGGCGCCGCCGTAACCGCCGGGTCCACACATATCCATGAGCAATAGAGCGGACGGCGCAACAAACGTAGCGCTTTGATTAGGCGTAGTCCACTCTTCAACTTTCCAAATAATAGCCATGCTAGACTAAAATCAACACACGGCCATTACCACCAGAACCACTTCCGGCGTTTGAAAATCCTCCCCCTCCGCCGCCGCCAGCCGTCACCGCATTACCGCCCGTGGGACTGGAAGGAGACCCCTGGGTTCCGCCCATACTGGCCGAAGTGCCTCCCCCCGGGGACCCCGCTCCACCCGTACCGTCCGCTTGTGTCCCGGCAATCGCCCCGCAACCCATACCGTTGATTGTTCGTAAAACAGTTCCGCAATTTTGGCCACTACCAGAAAATCCTCCGCCCCCGGGCGGCTGAAAAATAGTGTGCATCCACTGATAGTTCATGTTGCCGTTAGCTACGCATAAAGATTTTGCGGCATGCGCGTTTCCAGTATTGAGCGTATCAATCGGCAACGTGGCCGTATCCGCGGACCACACAACGCCGCCGCCATCCCCGCCTACGCTGCTGGACGCAGGTTTCTTGCCCCCGAGTCCGTACCCCAAAGACACTTTGTTATTGGTATCCTTGAACGGAGAAACAATGCAAGTGCCCGAAAAATACGTTTCCGTTCCGTTGTTCCCGTCAGTGTTTTTAGCAACCCCCGCCCCGCCGGTACCCACGACAATAGTGAGCGTAGTACTGATTGTGGGGTCAAGCAACAGCGGCATCATCTCTACCGACAGCCCGGGGCCGCCACCTCCGCCGCCGGGGCCGCCAGACGCTGAATACCCGCCGCCACCAGCTCCGCCAGCCGCCGTCGCAGTCACAAAAGCGTAGAACGCCTGGGACCCTGAAATAGTTAGCTGATAGGTGCCCGGCGTAGTGTAGAGATGGGGGGTAGGAGTCCACCCCGAACTACCGCCAAAAGAGTTGGGTCCTGTTCCGGACCACGTACCCGCCGCTTTAGGCCCATAGTACGCCCCGGCATAAGTATCAATGTAAAAATCGCCGTTAGCCCCGGTCCCATCGGGGGGCGCCCCCGTGCCGGTAAACCAAGACGTGCCGGACGCGCCAGAAGGCGAAGCCACGCCCCCCGCGATGTCCACATCCATGTACAAATATTTGTTAGAACTGCTACCAGGAACGTGGTAGGGAATGCGGACGCGTCTAGTCATGGTACTTACCTAGCCTTAACTCAAAGCCAGTTTTGCCGCTCTCGCGGCCTTCACGTCGATCTTCAGCTCGCCCGTGACTCGAGCCACGCCAGGGGCATACTTCGCCCACGTGTGATTCGTCTGCGCCTCACGCACAGCCCGACGACGCCAGGACGTTTCGTGCCGAAGACCGCCCAACTTGGCGCCCTTCTGGAAAATCTTGTTACCCGTCGCACTCGACCAACTTTCAAATGCCATGTTTCATACCTCGAAGAAGGGACCGGGGCCGAAGGCGCCCCGGTCGAAGTTGACTTCAGATCAATCTGAATCAATTGTGCCGAACGACACAGCGTTCGAGCAATCCACCACTCCGGCAACCGGCGGGCTAGCCGCGAGATCACGAGAGTTGGCGTTGACGATGAAGATGCCGTACGTCGAAGAACTCGAGCACAGAATCCAATCGCCAACCTGAAGCAGCGCAGCCGCTGCGTTGAAATAGCCCGCGCCGTCGACAGTCGTCAAAGCGTCCGCCGTGGCGTAGGTCCAGATGGTCGGCGCATTGGAGTTCTGCGGACCAATACGCTGGAGACCAGCACTTGAATAAGCCATTGAACATTACCTCTTGAAAAGAAGGAAAAACTAAGCCGCGTTCTGCAACCAATGCTTACCGCGAAGAATCGTACTCACATGCGTCTGATGCACTCCCACCTGCCGGCCGATGGCTTGCTGACTAAGACCGAAACGGCGCAGATCAAAAATCCGCTCCACATCAATCTCTGTCAGTACCGCCTTCGGGTTACGCGCACCCTGAATCCCGGTGCCGTGTCTTTTCTGATCTGCTCGATTTTCCTGAATAGTCCCCCACTCAAGATTGCCGAGTTGATTATCAGAACGAATTCCGTTCAGATGCCGGGCCTGGAGACCTTCAGGGCATTCACCCTTGAAAGCCTCCAGAACCAGGCGATGCACCAACCGCGCATGCTTTGCGCCGTCTCGGGCAGGCTTGACGAGGTGATACCCCGCCCAGTTCACATCCTGTTTAAGGATGCGCCCTCGACGCATGGCGCCCTGCAAGTTCTTCCGCGGAAGACTTCTAATTCTTCCTTGGTCTGAAACTTCGTAGCCAGAAAATCCAGCCACATTGCGCCATGTCTCGTAAGTCATTGATTTACATCAGAAAATCAGGCTTCATAACTCTGGACTTCGACAACACCGTTCGGATCGATCACCGCCGCACCGGCCTTCAGGACACCCTGAGACAGATACGAGTAACGCTCCGGGATGAAGTCGACACGCGTCGACGGCTCCATACCCACGGCAAGACCAACCGCGGCCTTGTCGAAGGCGAAGCACAAACGAATGCTGGACGAACCCGTCGGCAGACCGCCTTCCGCGCGATCCTCGAGAACAATCCAGTTGAACCCAAACGCCGACTTGCCCTGCAACGTGCCGCCGTTCTCCGCGAGTGCCCGCATGGTCTGGTAGTCCGCCGAGGTGACTTCCACCTCAGAGAGCGCACCTTCCATGCCGACCGCGTTCACGATCAGCGTATGCTGCGTGGAGTCCGCCTGCTTCGCGGTCAAGTACCGCTTCGCGCGCAGGAGCTTTTCCTTGTTGATCGGGCTGTTCGTCGCGCCGAGATCCTCATCCACCGTGCCCGCGATGCCGGTTGCGGCATCGATAGCATCGATGAGAAGCTGATCCTCAGCACGGCCAAGCGCCTTGGCATTGCTCTCCGCAAGCGCCGCACGCTCATCGACCGTGGTCTCAGCCTGGTCGAACAGATCCGTGTAGTCACCAATACGCCAGTTGCTCAGCGCAGCCGCGATCTTGGTGTGCTGGTAGTCCGCCGGAGTGATCAGCTCGTTAGTCGTGTGCTGCACAGCGACCTGCGAACCGAACCGCCGGAAATAATGCGTCTGCCCCGTGACGCCCGTCTTGACGGTGACGGCACTGCGGAGACGCGAAGAGCCCTGGTACGCCATTTTCACGGCCTGGTCGTACGCATAGACCGCGGCATTCGTGGTGGCTGACGGGGTACCCCCGAGGGAAATACTCATAAGGATAAAACCTCAAGTTAGAGAAGAGAAAGAGATCCTCGCCGAATTCCACGACGTGCGCTCGAATCGAGGTCCCAACGTGGGTACGCTGGCTCTATCTCGCCTTGCAGCGTTTCGTGCTGCGCCCGTCAGTGCCATGCCGGCTTCTTGCGAAGGTCCCGGCCGAACAACTAAAAAGCTGTGATTTAGCTTCGGCGCTCCCGCGAACGCCGAAGGTGAATCACATCAACCCCTGCTTACCCTTCCGTTTTCCAGCGCGCCGCTTAACCGAATAAGCGATCGCCACCGCTTGCTTTACTGGGCGCTTTTCATGTACCATGGTAGCCACGTTTTTTCTGAAGGCTTTCTTTGAACTACTCATTATGAGAGGCACAATGTCAACCCCCATGAAGTGTGAAGAATGCGGTAAGAAAATTCTCATACCGAACTACCGAAAAGACACTTTTAGGTTTTGCTCCAGATCCTGTGGTTTTCATTGGCACTCAAAACACGATCGCGTACCAAAAATATGCAAAACCTGCAAAAAGTCTTTCACAGTTATTAGAGTGCGAGAAAAAATTGCAAAGTACTGTTCACCTAACTGTTATTACGCCGCTATGAAAGATAGGGGCTCCGTGCTCTTCACTTGCCGCCATTGCGGGAAAACATTTCGAGATAGCCCCAGTGTAAAACGAATCTATTGCAGTAGGGCTTGCGTGAATAAAAGCGATCTAATGACTTGGAGCCCTAAAAAAACTACTTTGCGAAAACAAATGCAGCGCCGAGGTATGATACTAAAATGCCAACGATGCAAATTCGATAAAATCCCACAAATACTCGGCATCCACCACAAAGATCGAAATCCCGAAAACAACGCCAAGGAAAACCTAGAAGTACTTTGCCCTAACTGTCATTCTATAGAGCACCTCAAACACATAGCTCACTAATTATCCCCCGAATCACTTTTGATCAAAGGCATTTAAGCGGCCTGCCCCTGCTGTGCCTGATAGTGTTCACGAATCTGCTTATCGATCGTAGCCCGATACTGCTCATTCGTGAAGTATAACGGTTTCCCATCCGGACCCTTCTTCTGCATCGCTGCCTGAAGGGCGGCCTCGCCCATCGGCTGCGCCGCGGTCACATCCTGCCCAGGTTTCGGCAACGCGACCTGCTTGGTCTTGGCGATCATGCTTTCGATCACCTCGACCACAGCCGCGGCATTCGAGCCCGTCGTCGCCTGCATCAGCTTCTGATATTCCGCAGGCTTCAGATTCGCCTGCGTCCACTGTGCCACCGCAGCGATGCGTGCATCAGCGTTCGCCCCGAGCTGCGTCTTGATCTCGCCCATGTCCGGAATCTGCGCAGCCTCGTACTGCGCCAGCATTCCGACAAGCTGATTAAACCCGTCCTGGTTCAACTGATGCTCGAGCGCCCACTTCTGAAAATCATTCATCAGTGGATGATCGGTCACCAATTCGACCCCCACGCCCTCGGGGAGTTTCACGTCATACTTACCAGATTCCGGCGCGCCCGTGAATGCGCCAAACCGCTTCTCCAAATGCGCATAGGCTTCCGCCTGCTTCTCGACGGTACTGTACTTATCGGCCTTGTACCATAAAGGCATCTGACCCTTGCCGGGAGTGCCATCCGCGTAAAACCACTCAGGTTGCGCGGGGGCCGGCGCGGGAGTTGCCGCGGGAACTGCAGCCGCAGGCGCTGCTTCCTTGGTGGGAGCCGCAGCAGCCGGGGCCGCTGCCGGCGCGGCCGCCGGGATCAGAGACTCACTGGTTGCTTCGGCTGCGGGTGCCGCTTCAGCGGCCGCAGGTGTCGTTGCTTCGGTCGTCACTTAGATATCCTCTGTCTTTGCCAGCGCGAGCTGGCGTTGAATGCCACGGACAAACTGTCGACGCCCTTCCCAGAACGCATACTCCTGCACTGACGCGGAAGGCGGTACGTCATGTGCTTCGATCGTCTTAACCCAGTGCTCGAGAAGCGCCCGGCCCCGTTCGTCGTCCGCAAAAACCTTGTAGGCTTGAGCGAACTCGATCGCGGCCTTGCGCTGCTCCGGCGTGACCGGGATCATCTCCTGGTCACGCACATCCTCATCCAACCACCCTTCTCCCATACTCGCTTACGCTCCTGCTGGCGCTCCCGGTTGCGCGGGAGCCTGCATCTGCTGCATCACAGCCATCGCCTGCGCCGCCTGGGCTACCCGGCTCTGCTGTTCTTCATCCGAACAGATCAGGGACTCGGGGACACCCTTCATGCGGGCGATCCACCCCGGCATCTTCTCCGTTCTCAACGCCGAGTGAATGAGTTCAGGACCCATCGCCCCAGCGATCATCAACGTCTCCTGCAGCGCCATCACGTCCTCGGCGTTCTGCGACTTGGCGAACGGGGACGTGTACTTCACCGCCACTTCCCGGCCATCCACCTTGAAGCGGGCCATCAGCCCCTTCTTCTGCAGGATGAAGATGCCGCGGGCGATAATCTTCGCCAGAAGTTCGGACTGGATGCGGCTGTACTCACCGTTCATGGCCCAGAGCCGATTGCGATCCGAGACACTGATCTCGGTCGCGCTTTTCACTGCCCCTTCACTCGGCTCTGGGCCCAGCATGATCCGACGCACCTTCTCGCGAAGATCCGTCATCAGATTCTCAGTGATGCGGAAGTTCCCGCCAATCGGGATCGGCGCCAACGACGGGTTGCCCGTATCGTTGCTCGCCACCGGGATGATCGTATTGGGCGAGAGCGTCGCCGTATACGGATTCAACACCCCGTCGCTCACCCCCGTCATCGGGGGAGCCACGCTGATCGCCGAATGACGCAGGACGAACTCCTGCATCTTGTCTAGAGTCTTCGCGTCAGCAAGAGCCAGTAGTACACGACCGCGGCCATATGTCTCCCCCGCTACCTTGGTCGCCCGCGCAACGATCGTCGGGCAACTCGAGGCATAGTTGTACCGCCAGATGATCTGCTTGGCGGCGACTTCAACAACGACGCCGTAGTATGCCTTGGTCTCCGGATGATATACAAGTCCTTGTATAATTTCAATCTCGGCATCCGGCTTCATTACGATCGCATCCTGCGTCGCCGGGGAGAGATCGAATAGCGTCAACCCGGGGTACAATCGCATCAGATGCCGCGCCAGAGGCTTGCGGCACATCCACGTCGTCTCAACCGAACCGTCGGGCCCTTCCTCGATCTCGATCGCCGAAAGCGGGATCGAAGAGAACGAGAACGGCCTGTCCTGATCGCCTTCATCGAAACTCAGCGCCGCGGTGCCGATCATCAAGTCCAGCGCCGCTTCGCTGATCACCGTCCCGAAATTACTGTTGTTCAAGAACGTGAAGAATGTCTGCGTCGCCTTCTGCAGCCCATCAATGATCTCCGGCGTGACGGCATCCTGCCCGATCGCCCCGCCAGGTGCCAACTCTGCCCAGCGCGTCCACGAAGGGAACAGCAGGGCGCAGAGCGTATTGGCCGCGGTATACGTCGACTCCTGAAGCGTCGAATCGTACAACTGCCGCTGCTTGTTCTGCCCCTCGATCGCCCATGAGAACGTCTCGCGCGTCGGCATTGCGAACCGATAGGCATCCTGGTACGTCGAACGCCACATCTCTTTCTTGGTTGCCGCTTTCTTGCGACGCTCCAGCAACGCTTCCGCGTTCTCGAGATCCGTGGGTAACGTACTCAGAAACATCAGCTCTTCCCGCCTTCTCGCGCCTCGTGCTTGCGCCCTTTGGCAGAAAATTTGGCAAACCGGCCCTTCCCGTACTTCTTGCGCCCGATCGATGCGGCAACCGCTGCCGGATCACTCGCGCCGCCATGTGCTTTGATCTTCTTCACCAGCGCCTTAAATCGCGCGCCTGATCCTAGTTTAGCTTTCAAAATACTGGCCCCATGCGAATCGAACCCAGAAGACCTCTAACGTTGGGCACCGCCCCGCTATACCCCGCGCCGCTGCTCGCGGACGCCCCGGTACCCGCCGTATCCCCCATGTTCGCCCGGAACAGAGGAGAACCGCGATAGGCTCGCACTCCCGTCTGCGCCGTCAGCAACCGCTTGCGTCGTTCATTCTCCTGCGCATCCAGCTTCGCGAGATTGATCACCTGGGACTTCTCGAGTTGCTTCTGCGCAGGCGTAGGCTGTGGCGCCTTCGGAGATCCAAAACTCATACCTGTCTACCCCTGTATCAACACGCCGCCGGAGCGAGCGATGTACTTGTACAACTGCCACGGCGTACGCGTCCAGAATGACTTGGTACCCAGGCACGCTTTCGCCAGTTCAACACACGTCACCGGACCGACATGAAACCAATCCCGGACCTTCTTCGCCCGGCACACCGACACCACCCGCTGGACCGTGAACCCCTTGTCGTTGTGCCAGGGCGGCATGTGGTTGAACACCACTCCTGCGTCCAGGAACTCAAGACAGGGCTCGACCACCAGCCAGAACGTATCACGCATCTCCGGACCGTACTTCACGGGCCGCCAGAGCTGCACGTGCTGGAACCCCTTCTTCAAGTACTGGTTCCACCACCGGGGGTTCTCGCGATCCATATAGACCGCATACCACTGCGTCGTGGACTTCCCCGCCAACTCGAGGAGACTGAGCTTCTCCACGCTGAACTCTAGATCCGGATGTCACGGGGAGTCAGACACCAGGCCCGGTAGCCAATATTCGTCTTCGACACCGGCAACAGCAGTCGCGCCGCCTCGCAGTCAACGAACGTTTCGAATCCCGGAATCGGCTCTATGATCTTCAATACCTCGCCGGTCTGCATGTCGAAAACCACGACCAGCAAGAATGTTTTGATCATAATTCAAAAGGGTTCCAGTCCCGTCTCCCTACCGCGCCGCGCCGGATATCTCCGGAATACTTAGCCCACGCCTCAGAGTTATCACCACCGTTATTGATTATCTGATGCTCCCCGGCGTCCATCAAACCATACTCCGCCGCTTCACCGATATGCGAATACTTGTCCTTATCCGCCTCATCTTTGTATCGTTCGGTGCTACCCACCTGAACGCGCCGATAACACCACGCTCCCGCGAGCGCTTTGCGAAGATTGTTCAACCCCGGCGACAATAACAACCCGGGTTTGCCCCCGTCTACCGTGCGCGTCAACGGGCGATCCAACGCGGCACGTCGAATCTGAGGATCATTGGACGACGCCGCTTTTATGTTAATCCCATGCCCACGGTATATCTGAAAGGTTGTCCGACCGTCCGTCATCGAACGATTATCGCCGCTCGGGTCCCCCACAAACAAAAACGTCAGCCCAGACACCATAGAGCGCCATTGCGCGCACCGGGCTTTCAACTCACGCGCAAAAGCCTCGTTGTGCTGATCGTGCGCCGCAATCTCATCAAACCCCCACCATTGCCCGTTAGCCTGTCGCTGCCAGAATACCGCCGAGGGGTCCAGCCCAAAGTCCAACCCAACGTACACTACTCCCGCCCGGGGGACCAACGGCTCCTCCGCTACATTCCCCTTGTCCGAATAATCCGGATGGACAGGTTTTCCGTCATACGCGTACCCAAGCTCATTCCCCAGGTTTATGCGGATCCAGTCCTCTCGCGCGCCAGGGATCAATCGTTGCACATACCCTGTCTTCAACAGCGCCTGGTTCTCCGCCAGAGGATTTATCACCCATTTCCCGTTTTGCTTGATCAACGCCCCGGGCTGGACAAAGAACTTATAATCCGCAAAAAACGTCGGGTCCTTCTGCTGTTGCTCATACAAAATCTGTAACCAGTGGTCCTGGTCCCACGGGTTTGCATCAGCAAAAACCCCCGCCCAAGTATTATACCCAGGGCGAAAGCGATTAGTACGCGCCAGCACCATGCGAAATACGTTCTCCGAGATGAGGTTCACCTCGTTGATCCACGCCCATGAAATATTCATGCCGCGAACCTTATTCGCATCCTCCGCCTTATCAAGCGCGAGAAACTGAATCGTCGCTTCAACCCGCGTATCATCATCCAGATCAAACTTCAATTCCAACTGAGGCGGGTGCCCCATCGTCAATCGCCCCATTTCCTCGGGAATCAGTTCACGTACATCCTTCAGAATAGAACTCGTGATCTCAGGGTAAGTCTTTCGTACTACCGCCGCAAAAGTCCGACGAAGCCCCTCCCGGTTCGGTTGCTGTTGCGCGCACAGTTCAATCATGCGAAAAATCGCGCGCCAAGACTTTCCAGAGCCTATCGGTCCGCGAATAATAGAAACCTGAGACCGATCGCGCCCCCACTCCTCGAGAACCTTACCCTGGGGCTTATACTCGAACCGGACCTGCTTCACGCCGCGGCGCCCTCAGCCGAAACACTGATTGCATCAGCCGTCTCCCAGTCCCCGGTCATCCTGACAATGCTGACCTTGACGCGAGCCCCCTCTCCCTGTTCGCGCAGCATGTTTGTCGCTTTCATCTGCAGCTCAATCGCCTTGAGCGCCCCAGACAAATTCCGCGTAATAAACCCCGTCGGCTGGCCCTGGTACAGAACGTCCTCTCCCTCGAGAGCCAGTTCCGCGATCTCATCCACCATAAGATGCAACTTATGCGGATTGATCGCCGCTTCCGTAGCCACAGCTCTCAGCACATCCAGCACGAACTTGAAATCCGCGTTTGAACGAATCCAGCCATTGACTGAAGATCGCGAAACCCCAAGAGTCATCTTGCGCAGCGCACGTTCCGTAGCGCGTACGCTGAACCGATGCGCCGGCAACGCGTTCAAAAACATGCGCTGCTTATCATTCAGCCTCAACCATGCCGAATGAATCATCTCGTTACGGCGGGCTGGATCCGTGGGCAGATCAACAGGCCCAATAAACTGTGGCGTTAGCTTCGCCAGTTCTCTGGACGTAGGAAGCGCGGGCGAAAAACTTTCGTCGTCTTCTCCAGTATCCAGCCAACTTCTATCTTCTGCTGGCGCTTCAAGCGCAAGCCAGTCCGCATTCATGCTTTTCCAGGCGGCAACAGAATCATGCGCCCGCCCCCATCCCTGCGCTTCTCGCGAAGATCCTTGATCCCGCGGTCGATCTCGCCCTGCGACGGCCCGCGCCGCAACGCAATCATGTTGAAGATGTGCTCGAGCTTCTCCTGATACAGCATTTTCGCAAACGCCGGCTCCGCCGAGCGTCCGTCGCTGTACTGCGCATTTTTGATGCGCGAGGCGATTTCCTCGAGCCCATCGAGAAAAGTCGCGAAATCGCGCTTGCACGCCGCGAGAACCGTCTCGCGCGTCAACGTGGGAAAATCGATCGTGGTGAAGTTGCGTGCCGGACGATGGAACGGCGAGGACTTGAGAACCTGGTAGATCTCCACGTCATCACTCGTCGTCATGTGCTTCAACTCGCCGCGGGCGAGCTGATCGGTCAATCGCTGCAACGTCGCCGGATTGGCGCGCTTGCGTCGGAACCAGACGAACTCGCCGTCACAGACCCAAGCTCGAGCCCGACTGCCAGGCCGCTTTGCAACATTCGTGCCACGCTGGGTCTCGCCGGGCAACTTGACCGCGGCGGCGATCTTCGGTGACTCACCGATGTCGAGCCAGTTTTCGTCGGTCGAGGACATGATTCTCCGGTTTCAGGCTGAATTGCGACGGTTAGGGGGTATACGCGTAGAAGGCGCCAGGAGCCGATTCTAGCGGCGACGGGGGTACCCCTGTGGTGACGGGCTCCCCAAGATCGATCGCCGCTTGTAGGGGCTGACGTTGAGCCTGGATGGGGTCGTTTGTGGGTTCAGTGGCAGACACCCGCCTGCGGTGATCGTCAAACGCGTGCCGCGGAGAAGGTACGGATCGCGGCGATCGATGCGCAAGCGGGGCTGCCGATCTGGAAAACGGTGAAAATGCCATACCCATTCCGTGTATAGTATAACGGGTTCGAGGAAAAAAGGGCCAAAAATAATAATAAGGATATAATCGATAAAAAGCTAAGTCTATAAATTTTCTGAAAAAATCTCAGGGCCAAGCAGGACCGCAAATGGGCGGGGCGTCGTTCGGGGAGGCCGGTCCCGCGCCGGGGGAAAAGTCGCCTATTAGGCGAAATTCGAGGGGTATCAAGGGGTTACGTACTCTGGCGTCAAGACCTAAATGCCCGTTTAGGTCTTGACGGCGCGTGCCTGGCCGGGCTGGCGTTCTTATCGTCCTTATGTCCTTATACGTGGTGCAAACCGGGGGTTTCTTCGAAAATCGGCGCCAACGCACCAAGCGCCCTGCACCATCCCCTCCGGGGGATGGTGCGCATGGTGCGCATGGTGCATCCTTATTCCCACACCATTTGGTGCAACTTGGTGCACACTTGGTGCATGGTGCAATAGTTATAAATGCTTATAAATAATCCCTTCCAATTGCAATCCATTCTCATCTATCCTCTCCAAACCGCTCAATTGTCAACCTATCTCCTCCCAACGAGTCGACAATCAACCCGCCCAATCGACCAAGTGTTAAGTTTTGTGAAGATTGCCCCAATCCTGTGGATAACTGCCATCCTGGCACGCTTTTCTCATCTATCTATATAGAAGGATCGCAAAAGGATGCGCCTCCCGGATTGATAAGGCCTGGCCCGATTTAGTTATTGAACTTTGGCCCGATATCCTTATCATAGCCACTGCACCCCACAACCACAGGATACACATCGCCATGTCCACAACGTCACAACTCGAATCACTGGTCGCTGCCGCTGCAGACGGCACGGTAAGCAGCACAGCCGCCGCTACGGTGCTGCGAGAAGAACGCGACGCGCTGGTAGCGGCGCTGCGCGCGCTGGTGGCGGACATCGACCGCAGCGACGACGGCCGCCCGTTTGTTGAGACGCTAGACCGAGCACGCGCCGCGCTGGCCGCAGCCCGCGACGTGGCACCGCGCCAGTACATCAGCGCGGCCGAGGCCAAGGCTCTCTCGGAGGTGCCGCATGGCTGCTAATCACACTCCCGGCCCGTGGCACGTCGCACCCGGCCGATTCCCGGCCATCACAATCGAATTCGACGGCACCGAAACTCACACTGGCTGCCAAGTGTGCCGCATTGAGCCGGAGGACGATTCCAGCGCGGCCGTCCGGATGGCGGAAGCGAATGCCCGCCTGATCGCCGCCGCCCCCGAACTGGTAGCGGCGCTGCGCACGCTGCTAGAGCACGCCGGGGAGAGCTATGTCAGCGCCCCTAATGGCGAATCGCAGCAGTGGAAGTGGCAAGCCGATACCGCCCGCGCCGCGCTGGCGAAGGCCGGAGGTTAGTTCCATGTACACAATCCAGAAACTAGCGCAGTTGGCCACGGGTAACCGCTCCGGCGATTACCTCACGCTTGAGAACACCTGGGCGCGTGTGCACATCACGCGCGACACCGACTCTCCCACCGGCCCGGCTTGGGTATTGACCGGCGACGTGAGAGTCGGCCCGCGTACCTTTTCCCGCATGTCTGATGCGCTCACCCATGCGCTCGACTCGCTGGCGCTGTACGAGGAGGGCCGCTGCGACTAGCGCCCAGCCTGCAAGGTCGGGGCCCGCCGCCCGGCCTTGCGGGGTGCACGCTAGCATCATTAGGAGAAGTCCATCATGAACCGTCTCATCCGGCTTGAGCATTCCTACCTTCAAGCGCGCAATGCGCTGAAGGAACTGACCGCCATGGGCACCGACACGCGCCGCCTGGCGGATCACGTACACTGGCTGCGCCGCCAGTACATCCGGGAGCTGCGCGACTCGCGCCAGCTCGCGGTAAAGGAACACGTCACCACGGCCGAACAGCAAGCCTTTCTCGAAGACTGGATACGGGCGGGAGGTGAGATATGAAAGTCTCATTTCTCGACGGCTCGGTGCGCGAGGTGGCGTTAGAGCTCGGCGCCGATCTGCGCAGCGCCAATCTGCGCGGCGCCGATCTGCGCAACGCCGATCTGCGCAACGCCAATCTGTCCGGCGCCGATCTGCGCAGCGCCAATCTGTCCGGCGCCGATCTGCGCAGCGCCAATCTGTTCTGCGCCAATCTGCGCAGCGCCGATCTGCGCAGCGCCAATCTGTCCGGCGCCTATCTGCGCAGCGCCGATCTGTCCGGTGCCAATCTGTTCTGCGCCAATCTGTTCTGCGCCAATCTGTTCTGCGCCAATCTGTGCAGCGCCGATCTGGCGGGCGCGAAAGGCTTGCATGCCTTTTGCATCCTCCCGGCGGGGGACATCGTTGGGTACAAGAAATTGCAGGGTGGAGTAATCGCCACATTGCGTATTCCCGCTGACGCCAAACGCGTTAACGCGTACAGCTCGCGCAAATGCCGGGCCGAGTTTGCGTATGTGATCGCCGGTGAAGGGAAAGCGCAGTATGACGGCACCCCGTACGTGCTTGGCAGGCTTATCCGCCCGGACTCTTACGATCCCGACCCGCGGGTGGAGTGTTCCAACGGCATTCACTTTTTCATCACGCGTGAAGAAGCCGAGGAGTATTAACCCATGAACGCATTAACCCGTCTGGGGCTCCTGGCCGGTCTGCTGGCGCCGATCTATGCCTTACTGGTGCTGCGATGAAGCCCCGGCGCTGGCGCGGCCCGGTGGCGTTCTACACGCTGGAGCAGCGCATGCGGCAAGCCGAGAACCGGCAGGGGATAGTCATCCTGCTGATTGTCCTTGCCCTGCTGTTCCTTTCATCACTCATTGAGTAATCCGGAGAATTGCAGACATGAGCACACACACACTCAAAACCCAGATCATCGAAGGCCTTACGGCTTTCATCCACCAGCGCCCCGGCATTGAGCCGGGCAATTACGGTAGCTGGAAAGATTACCGAAGCGAGTCGCGGCAGGTTACGCGCGACTTGCACGATGCGGGAACGTTGCTGCGCGCCGTCATGTGGCGCGACAGTCTCACCGGCGAGGATTTACTGCGCGCGTTCCCGAATGCGTTCAGCGGCCGGTTAACGTGCGAGCGCATGCCCGATGGTCGCGTGCGGCTCGACTACTGCACCGGCCAGTACTTCCCCACCGAGTACCGCCGCGCCGCGTGCGCTGTGTTGTCGTCTGCGCTGTGGGAATGGACGCGTCAGCATGCGATGCCACAGCCGCGCCACCGTGATGGGGTCGGGGGCGCGCAATATGCAATCAACGGGCAAATTCAGTTAGTTTCTCCCGGCGACTGGCTGCGCCGTCACTTCCGCAAGGAATTCGGCGCGCGCCTGGCTGGCCGGTATTTCGATTGAGAGGAGAATCACACCATGCGACCCACAATCAAACGTGAATACGAAAAGTACCGCGCGAAAGGCTGGCGCGCCGCTGAAGCGATGCGCCATGCGCGCTTGTACTACGCGTTCTGGCGCCGTGAGGCCGGCGAACATGACAAGCCGGACACTACGCATTGCGTGAGACTGCGCGCCGTGCCTCACGATGCCTCAGACTTCGATGATCTATGCGGTGACTGCTTCAACCCTGAAGTAAACCGCGACATTCCGCGGGAGCGAATCGAACGCGAGCGCGCCGAGTTCCTGGCACGCTGCAACCGTGAGGGGGTGTGGGGATTGGTCGCCGAATACTTCGATGAGGTAGACAGGGAATGGAAGCATGCAGATTCGTGCTTCGGGTTCCTTGGCGATGATCTGGAAGGCAACGGCTACGATGACGATTTGAAGAAGTCCGCGCTGGATGCGCGCACGCATTCCGTGCTCGTGTGGCGCGCGATGCGCAAGGCGGCGCCATGAAAACCAAATTTGAATACACGGGCGGCCCGGATACGTTTTTCAATGCGTATCTGGAGTGTGCGTTGTGGTCGTCGATGGACGATACGGACGAGCCTTTGGACGCGACCTATGGCATTGATGACATCGAATCAGACACGCTCGAAGCGATGTTGTCTGAGTGCAGAGACTTCTGCGACGCTAATTGCGTGCTATTGGCAGACTTGGACGCGGCGCAAGCCGGGCATGACTTCTGGCTAACGCGCAATGGGCACGGCGCCGGATTCTGGGATCGTGGCCTAGGCGCTATCGGCGACGCATTGACGCTGGCCGCGCACAATTCCGGCGAGCGGGATCTGTACGTGACCGATGCCGGCAGGATTGCGCAAGCCTAGCACCGATGCCAGCCCGTAACCTCAACGGTCAGCCAGGCAAGCGCCCCCTGGCTGGCCGCGCGAGCGAACGCGCGCTGTTGCTTGCGTGCGAGGAGTACCGCCGCAGGCTCGCGGCCATGCGTACTGTCGTCCGCGAGCTACAGGGTAAGAACCGCGCGTTGCGGGCCCGGCTGCAATGGGTCGAGACGCGGCGCGATCGCGAGACACGTGCACTGACATCCCCAACCTTGGGGAGAGGAGACATCCCCAACCCATGAACAATCGTAAACCTGATCCACTGGTCGATCACGCGCATAGGAAAGTGCGACGTGTCGTGCTCGAATCCGGCCCGCATGTCGACCAACTGTTCGACCTCGCGGCCGGCACGATCGTTGCATGGACATCCCCAACCTGGGCGGAAGTGTTAAAAGGACTTGACAAGTGCGAGTTGACGGTAGCACAGTGGCGCGCGTTGAATGAGACATCCCCAACCGCGGAGAGAAAATGAACTGGCTGAAGATACTATTCGACCGCACCCCTGGTTTCTGGGTGGCCATGATCCTCACGGCGATCATCGTCGTGGCGATGTGGGGGATACTGCTATGACCGACAACGAAGCATTCGCGATCTGCGCTGTGGCGTTATTGGCCTTCCTGTCATTTGCCCTGTGGCTGGGGACGCGGAAATGACCGACATCGACGCGCTGATTCACTGGCTTAATGGCGACGAAAGTGTACATCTGGTAGCAGCGCATGCACTGCCAGAGGCCGCCTCCGCCCTCGCCGAGCAGCGGGAGGAGATTGCGAGGCTGACGGCAAACTACGACTACATAGCATCGCGCTACCAAGATCTAGTTATTCAGGACGAAGAGCACTGCAAGGACTGCTGCTGCGCTAGATCATGGAAGGCGCTTGGCATCACGGAGTACACCGGCAAGTCGATACCGGAACACATTGAAGCCCTGCGCGCCCGCGTGGCTGATTACGAGGACGACTACAACGCTGTCGCCAATGAACAGTGCGCGCCCGATGAGAAGCATTGCACCTGCGTCGCGCCGATGCGGCAGGTAATCAGAGGTCTGCGGGCCCGCGTGGCGGAACTGGAGGCCGAACATGGCAAAGCGAAAGAGTGAGCGGGAGAGGTTCGAGGAGGCGATGAAGGCGACGCAGCAGTTTCAGGACTGGGCTGTGGACTTCAATAGAACGGTAGATGGGTGGTACTCAGGACAACTTGAGAACGATCTGTTCTTTGGCTGGCAGCTCGCCAAGCGCGACGCGAAGCGGAGGGGGGGGGGAAGAAGTGAGCGACATTATCGAGGACGGCTTCGGAAACGAATGGTGTAAGTGTAACTACGAAGATTGTGATTTGCACGTTGTACGTCCCGGCAAAGTGCAATGCTCAAACTGCGATGTTGAGTCGCTTAGGTGCATGCGTGACATGTTAACCGCCGAGCGCGACCGGCTGCGGGCGCTGCTGGGGGAGGGCATGCAGTACGTAACGCACGAGGACGATTGTCTATATTCGGCACTAGGGGAGTGCGATTGTGTCCTCACCGCCTACCTCGCCAAGCTGGAACAGGAGGGCATCAAGTGAACGGCACCACCTGCCCTGAATGCGGCTGCCCAAACACAGGAACGGCAGTCATGCACTATGCTGGCTGCCCTCGACTTGGCGGGCTCAGCACAATACCCCTGCCTTTTTCTTCTGGCTGGCGCTGCCCAGTCTGTGGACGCGGGAACGCGCCTTCTACGCCGACGTGCCCGTGCGTTCCCTATCCCGGACCGGTGATCAAATGACAACGCCGAAGATGCCGGAGCGCGAGCGTGTTGCTTTAATTGACGGATGCAACATGGCAGCGCCTCGGTGGGATTACGTCGAATGGCTCGAATCGCGAGTGAAGGAAGCGCGGGTGATGCTAGACGACGCTAGGGAATATTACATCGCAGCAGAAGAAGGCGGGGACGAAATCGACCGCTGGCTCGCCGCCACGAAGGATGTGCCGTAATGGAACACCAGTACGAAGTCGAGTTTCACGGTACGCGCATGAACGCCGAGAATTTGAGAGAAGATCTTTATCGCGAAATGTTACGACCCTTCTATATGTTGAAGCCGGCCGTGTTCCCAGATGGGAGTCGGTGGTGCGCGCTGCATGGCCCAGACTTGCAGGCCGGCGTTGCCGGATTCGGTGATACTCCCGAGCAGGCCGCCATCAACTTTGACGTGAACTGGAAGAATCAAAAGCTAACTTCAGCGAAGGACGTGCCGTGACCCCCGAACACGCCGCGCTGTGCGAGAGGCTGCGCGACTGTGAGGCGGTTACGTTCTCTGCCGGCCTACATAGCGTAGAGCGCGACTGCAAGGACGCAGCAGCCGCCATCGAATCCCTGAGCGCCGAACTCGCCACGCTGCGCATGGAGTGCCTGCGACACGCGCAGACCATCGCGGAGCAGAACGCCGAACTCGCCAGCGCGAGGAAGGTCATCGAGACAGTGCGCGAGCGGCTCTGGCAACTGTGCCCGGCAGACTTCAAAACTGCCGCCAAGAACGCGCACGCCGAGGCAGCCTATTACGCCGCGGACAGATATCTGTACGGATTAGTTAAGGTTCAAGCCGCCATCGCGCGCGAGCAGGGGAGCGAACATGCAGCTAAGTGACTTCTTATGGGGTGTGATCCTGCTGGTAGGCTTTGTCCTGGTGGTGGAGTTTTCTTCTGGAGATAGATGATGGACGCCTTCAACAAGCCCAAGGGGAACCGATGATGCAACCTAGCACCGGGAAACTGTACTACGTCGAAAGCGAGGATAATGCGCGGAAGCGCGGTCTGATACCTGTCCGGCGTGACCTAACTGCGAGGGAACGTTACGAGCAACAGATACGCCTTTATTCTCCGTGCGCGTGCGGTAGCGGGAAAAAGCTGAAGTTCTGTTGCTATCGAAAAGAGCCCAAGGGGAAGTGATGATGGACGCACGCGAGATGTTTAAGGTGCTGGAGCGAGAACTGAACTCACAGTTTGAGATTCTGCGTGATCCTGTCGTTAGGCATGCGGTGGGGCAGATCGTTTACTGCGTATCCCGAGTCAACCGCGAGGCCGATGCGCTTGCATCACAGCGTGCTGCTGCGCCTTCCCCCGAGTGTGCTGGTGTTGCAGGCGCGTCGGTCTCGCGGCCTACGCTGGAGGAGGCGGAGAGGTGGTTGAGGTGGTTCGCGGACGTCTGGGACCAATCAGATTGTCCCGTCACTACGAAGTTCAAACAAGAGGAATACGCCTCCGTCATCCTCGCGGAGCTGGAGCGGCTGAGGCACAACAAAAAATGACCCAAGCCGTTGCCTATCTCAGAGTCTCAACCCGCGAGCAGGGGCGGTCTGGCCTGGGGCTCGAGGCCCAGGCCGAGGCCATCCGATCGTTTGCGGAACGAGAAGGGTTCGATCTCGTGCACACGTTCACCGAGGTCGAGTCGGGCAAGCGGGTATCCGATACTCTCGCCAGGCGGCCCGAACTCGGCAAGGCGCTGGCCGCGGCCAGGACTCTCCCCGGCCCGGTCATCGTCTCGAAGCTGGACCGGCTGTCCCGCGACGTATACTTCATCTCCGGGCTCATGGTGCAGTGCGTCGAGTTCATCGCCTGCGATCTGGGCCGGCAGGCCGACCCCTTCATGCTCCACCTGTTCGCGGCCCTCGCCGAAAAAGAACGGGCGGTCATATCGCAGCGCACAAAGGCGGCATTGAAGGCTGCCAAGGCCCGGGGTAAGCGACTGGGTAATCCGCGGCTAGCCGATGCCAGAGCTCTCCAGAGAGCCGCTGTGGCGATCCGAGTCGAGCCCTACCGGCAGGCTATCCTCCAAGCGATCGCCGCCGAGGTGAGCCTACGCGGCATGGCCGAGGCCCTGAATCAGAGCGGGCTGCGAACAGTATCCGGGTCGACGTGGGCGCCGGAGACCGTACGCCAGATCATCAGGCACCTAGGGTTGGATTGGACAAGGCGAAACAAGAATGGATCTCAATCACGAACAGCTAGCCGCGGCGCGGGACCGGGAGGACTGGGGCGTATTGGGCGCCCAAGTCCCGCCGTTGATCGGCTTTCTCGTCGGGCGCATGAAGCAGCGGGGACAGTTGAGCCCGGAGATTGGGGATGATCTAGCTCAGGAGGCCATGCTGGCGGGGCTCGAGGCGGTCCATTCCTGGCAACCCCTCGAGGGCACGTTCGCCACGTGGATCATCTCCAACGCCCGGGGGGTGATTCTCAATCACTTGCGGCAGGAGATCGGCGGCATGGTGGGCGGCAGGGATGCCCGGGTGGGCATGCAGACGATCCACGGCGAGCCGTACTGTGAAGCCCGGTGGGCGGACTTGAGCCCTGACGAGTACGTTGACAGGGGGTACGAATCCCGGCTCGCCTACGCCGATGCGCCCGAGACGCTGGATAACCCGCTGGAAGAGGTTTGCCAGGCCGAACGGGAAGCGTACGTCGTTCAGTTACTGCGTCAATTGCGCAACCCCCAAGACCAAGATATGCTGCGGCATCTTTATGGCCTAGGGTGCGAGCCGATGACTCAGGAGGAGTACGCTCTTTTCTCGTTCGTCCCCTACCGTACTGTTAAACGGCGTACCGCGAAGCTGCTGAAATACTTGGCCCGTTCTGGTCGAAACCCGTTATAATAAACAACCCGCGGCCAGAAAAGCAAACCCCAAATGCCCGAGCGCAAGCTGGTCGTTAGTTTCGGCGAGTCATCGAACTTAGCCGGGATCACCAAGGTTCGGCATACCTCCTGGGCCCAGTTCTCAGCGTGGCTCACCCGCAAGCCCCCCGTCGCCGCCAGCAAGGACTCCGTAGGCTGGTACTGCCCCGCCGAGTTCGAGAACGAGCATCGGCATAGCGACAACTTCGTTTCCCGGCACGCCATCACCTTCGATTTTGATCACGTTGGCGATGAGACCGCAGGCGAGGTGGCGCTGAAATGGGCCAAGTACGCGTACGCCCTCTACACGACGTTCTCGCATACGCGCGAGAAGTGGCGGTTTCGCGTCGTGCTGCCGCTATCCCGCCCGGCGGGGTACGATGAGTTCCAGGCGGTGGCGCGCAAGGTCGCCGCCGAAGTGGGGATCGAACTCATCGCGCGCGAGAGCTTCGTTCCCGCGCAGTGCATGTTCAATCCCGCGATTCGGGCGGACGGGGAGCACGTCGCGCATGTCAACGAAGGAGTATGGATCGATGTGGACACCATCCTCACTCAATACAAGGACTGGACCGATGTCAGTGAGTGGCCGCGTCGCAAGTCACACGACGGTCTGCATCTTGTGCGCGAGCCTCAGCAACCCCCCAATGAGAAGCCCGGAATCGTTGGCGATTTTTGCCGAACGTTTAGCATTCCTGAAGCGATTGCTCGTTTCAATCTACCATACACCCCGACGAGCAACCCGGAACGCTGGACCTACATCGGCGGTTCACGCCCGGAGGGGGCAATCGTCTATGACGAGGGGTTGAAGCTCCATTCCCACCATGATACGGACGTAGCTCGAGGGCAGCACAATGCGTTCGACCTGGTCAGACTGCATCGCTTCGGCGATCGCGACATTCAGGAAGATGACGATCAACCTATCACGGAGCGTCCGTCATACAAGGCGATGCTCGAGTACGTGCACACTCTACCCGAGATCAACCAGATGGTCGCGGAGAAGGAGTTCGCGGACTTAGGCGAGCTGAAGGACGATGCGCCAGCGGGCCGGTTCGTTCCCGTACCGGCCGAGGAATTCACATCGGGTAAGCCGATGGAATGGATCGTGCGTGGGGTACTCCCGCGCGCGGAGTTATGCGTCATATACGGAGAATCAGGCAGTGGTAAGTCATTCCTGGCACTTGACATCTGCGCCTCCATCACCCGTGGTCTCCAGTGGCGTGGGCGCAAGGTTCAGCCCGGTCGGGTGGTATACGTATGCGCCGAGGGCACGGGCGGGTTTAGGTCTCGTCTTAGAGCTTACGCGCAAGCGCACGAGTGTGAGATGCGCGATATGCCAGCGGTCATTCCAGATAGTCCCAACCTCCTCAAAGCCAAGGACGCGAGTGCACTGGCACTGGGCATCCTTTCCCGAGGCCAGTTTGACGTGGTGGTCATCGATACCTTGTCGGCAACGACCCCCGGGGCCAACGAAAACTCTGGCGAAGACATGGGACAGGTGCTGGCGCATTGCAAGGCAGTTCATAAGGCGACAAACGCGCTGGTTATCCTGATCCACCACGCCGGCAAGGATGCCTCCAAGGGGGCGCGAGGCTGGAGCGGCCTGAAGGCCGCGGCGGATGCGGAGATCGAGGTGAGCCGCAACGAGGAAGCACGGCTGGCCGTTGTCACCAAGATGAAGGACGGACAGGACGGCGCCCGGCTCGGGTTCAAGTTACAGGTTGTATCGCTGGGGTACGACGAGGAGGATGAGGAGGAGTCGAGCTGCGTCGTCCAGCACATTGACGATACTCCACGGAAGCCACTCCCGGAGCGCAAGCCCAAACCCACCGGGGCTAAGCAGATTATTCTCTATGATGTGCTGAAGGGCTTGGCCGCGGGCGGCAGTATAGAACAAGACGATCTGCTAACCGAGGCTGTGGAGCGGTTGCCTGCGCCGGGGCGAGGAGAGCGCGACATGCGGCGGCGCGATTGCATGCGCGCACTCGAGGGATTGAGTGCGCGGAAACTGGCGTACATACACGGTACGCGCGTCTCTCTAAATCTGATCATCGCCGAGGAGGAGTCATGGCTCGAATGACGGAGCGTGAGGCCTTCGAAGAGATGATGGTGACGCACGCGGCCCGGCTGTGCGAGTGGGCGGGGCACTACGTTACTCGACTGGTGGCACGCGATCGGGAATACCTATTGAGCGAGGCGCTCGAGATCGCGTGGCGGCGGTGTGACGGGCTGAGGCCCGAGAAGATCCAACTTATCGTCTGGTGGGATGAATGCCTGCGCTCTGCGGCGATGCGGCGCAAGGTGTGGAGAATTCACGACGGGAACGGCTATCGGTGGGTACCCGGAAAGCGGCTGGGATGGTAGTTGCAATCCTTTTTATAATGTGCTACGGTCTAAAAGGAATAAGGAGGAAACCATGACGACGATCGCACAGGGTAACCGACGGCTATTGCAGCTCGCCAAGATTCTCGAGCGGGCCGATGCGGATCATCTGGCCGCGGGCACGGCGGGGTATGATCGAAGGATATACCAGAACGATGACGGTTCTCCGGCGTCTGCGTTGGGGCATTGGGTATTGAACCCTGACCAGGAAGATCGCTGGTTCGGGCAGGACAACGGTTGGCCGGTGTTGGAAGGATTTTTCGACCCGGCGGCTTCAGCCCGGCACGAGTTCTCGCTGGATGAATACGAGCATCTGTCCCTGTTCGGCTGGGAGGAATGCGGGAAGGCGAACACGGCCAAGCAGGCCGCTGACTTTATCCGCGCCTTCGTCAAGAAGCGCGTCGTGAAGCCGGTGCGCAAAAATACGAAGCCAGTGAGTAAAAAGAAGGCAGCAAAGAAGTGAATCTAACCTGCCCGCGCTGTGGTAGCCAGATGCACAAAGGTGGCCGTACGCCGGGGGGTGCGCAGCGCTGGCAATGCCGCTCCGGGGGAGGAGACCGGCGTATCTGCTATTCCACGACAGAGCCGAATGGCTCGGAGCGCAAGCAGGATGGCACGACAGTAAGACGCGGTAAGATTCCGGTCTTCAAGCGGGCATTGGGCAAGGCCAACGTGTTCGTCGTCACCGCTGCGCAGAACGCAACGCCCGTGCACAAGGGGTTTTTGAAGGCGCTCGAGACGTATTGCAATTCCCGTAACGCGGAGTTGATTGCCGTCCCGTTGCGCTACAAGAACCCCACGTCGCGTTGGACGGCAAGCCAGGCGAACGAGGAAGTATGGGATGACGCGCTGACTCCGTACCTGTGCAACGAGCGCAAGCGGTTGAACAAGAATCTCGTGGTGCTGGGGGATGTGAAGACCCAGCCCACTGCGGTGAACCCTCTGACTGGGTATGAGGCGTTGACGCACGGGGAGTCAAGCATTCTGGCGCATACGAAACTCGCGCTAAAGACCGTGGCCACGCCGCAGAGCCGGTTCCCGAAGATCCTGACGACTACCGGCGCGGTTACGGTTCCGAACTATACGGACAGCCGGGCCGGGAAGCTGGGCGAGTTCCACCACACGCTGGGCGCTGCAGTTGTCGAGGTGCGCGGGAAGATATTCCATCTGCGGCAGATCAATGCCGAGAGTTCAGGGGAGTTCATCGATCTGGATTTCCGCTACGGGGAGAACGGCAGCGGCCCCGCAGTGCGACCGGAAGCGTTAATCATGGGAGACACGCATGTCGACTTCATCGATCCTGCAGTGGTCAGTGCAACATTCGGGGAAGGGGGACTGGTCGATCTGCTACCACCCACCCACCTTATATGGCATGACGTACTCGACAGCTACAGCGTCAACCCCCATCACCGCGGCAATCCCTTTACCGCAATCGCTAAGCATAAGAATGACCGAACCGATGCCCGGGCGGAAATCAAGCGGGCGCTAGACTTCATCGAAGCGCGCACGCCAGACTACATACACTCAGTCGTCGTGCCCTCGAATCACGATGACTTCATGAGTCGCTGGATCATTAATGAGGACTGGAAGCGCGATCCGGTGAACGCGGAGTTCTACTTGGAGACTGCGCTGGCCATGGTCCGCGGCACGCAGTTCGGGGATGAAGGGACCAGCTACCCCTCGCCTCTGGTGTACTGGGGACGTAAGCGGTTCTCGAGTGCTTTCGATGCGGGCATACAGTTCTTGGAGCGTGACGAATCGTTCACACTTGCAGGCGTGGAACTGGGAATGCACGGGGACTTGGGGCCGAACGGCTCGCGGGGTTCGGCGAGGAATCTGCGCCGGATTGGCGTGCGAAGCGTCATCGGGCACAGCCATTCCCCCTGCATCGAGGAGGGATGCTACCAGGCGGGAACCTCTACCCACCTTCGGCTCGAGTACAACCGCGGTCCCAGCTCATGGCTCAACTCGCACGTATTACTGTACTCGAACGGTAAACGGACGATCATCAACATCATTGACGGGGAGTGGAGGCTATGAGCGAATCCCCGCAAGTCGATGAGATCGTGTCGCACATGCGCTTACTCACCCAGTCCTATGACTCGCGATTGCTCGCCGGGGTGATGCTGGCGCAGGTCGCGCACCTGTTCCGCGTCATGCGCCTGACGGGCATCATGAGCGAGGAGTACATGGCCGAGTGTCTCGCCGGGGCGATCAACACCATGATGAATGATCTCGAACCGGGGGAGAAGATGCCGGAGATTAAGATGTTACACGTTGGAAATACGGAGACCAAACAGTGACTACCTATGGCTACTGTGGAGCATGCGTGCTACCGCTTGACAAGTGCCGTTGTCTTAAACCCGAACCTGTTACGGCACATCCGTACGTCCCTCCCCAGTTTTTAGGGACGCCGGCTAAAGCCTCTGATCGCCAGGTGGGCGGTGATCACTACAAGGACATGAGGATCCAGCCCAACGAGTATATCTGGGCTAACAATCTGAACTGGTTCGCGGGGAACATCGTGAAGTATGCGACGCGCGCGGGCCGAAAGGGCGGTAAGGCTGGCGCAGTGCTGGATGTCGAGAAGATCAAGCACTACGCCGAATTGTGGTTGGAACGACTTTCTACCGAAGGAGAAAAGTGATGACTGTGGAATCAGAACTGGCCCGGATCGCTACGGCGCTGGAGCGTATCGCCGCCGGGGCAATGGTTGATGCGACGGTTGCAGCTACGCTGCCCGCGCCGGAGCCTGTGAAGCGCGGCCCCGGGCGGCCGCCAAAGGTTGAAGCGCCGCCGCAGCCCGAGACTACGGCAGAGCCGGATGACGGGTTCCTCGAGGAAGAGGAGAAGTCCGAGGCGTACACCAAGGAAGATGTACGCGCGGCGCTGGTGGCGTATCAGGGGCGGGCGAGTCAGGAGAAGGCGCGAGCCTTACTCAAGCAAGTCGGCGGTGCGGACACTCTGGGCGCGCTCAAGGAGGAGAAGTTCGCAGCGGTAATCGAGGCGTCGAAGACTTCCAAATGAGCATTATCGAGGTCCCCGAAGGCGCGCACTCCATCCTCGGCCCGTCATCGGCCGAGCGTTGGATCAACTGTCCGGGTTCCGTACTGGCGACCGAGGGATTGCCGGACGTGCCGTCCAGGTATGCGCTCGAGGGGACGGCCGCCCATACACTCTCCGAATGGATACGCGTGAAGGGCATTCCGGCGCACTTCTTTATCGACACTACGATACGCGTGACCCGTGGCGAGGATCACTGGGATGTGAAGGTGGACGAGGAGATGGCGGACTCCGTGCAAGAGTTCTGCGATCGCGTCGCCGAGCACCCTGGCGTGGAACTCGTTGAGACTCGGGTCCGGTACGAGCGATACGTCCAAGGCGGCTTCGGTACGTTGGACAGTGGGCATCTCACCGACGAGGTCGGGTGGATCACGGACTTCAAGCATGGTCAAGGCGTCAAGAAGTACGCCAAGGACAACCCCCAGCTCATGCTATACGCCCTCGGCGTATTGCAGGATTACTGGTGGCTGTACGAGATCCCTAGGTTCGTCCTTGCTATCGCCCAGCCTCGCTTGGATCACTACGATGAATGGGAAGTCTCGAGCGAGACGCTTCATAAGTGGGCTGAGGATATCGCGGCCCCCGCGGCGCTGTTAGCATTAACCCCCGGCGCACCGTTCAAGACCGGGGAGTGGTGTCAGTTCTGTAAGATCAAGGCAACTTGCAAAACACGAGCCAAGGCCGTGTTCGATGAGGTCTTGGGCGACTTCCATGATCTGGATACGGTTGCGGCCAGCGCCGAGGCAGTGTCGATCACGGTTCCGTTGATGACGAACGAGGAAATCGCCAAGGCACTGCACGCTTGGCCGTGGATCGAGAAGTGGGGTGCGGCGCTGAAGGACTACGCAATGCGCGAGGTTCTCGAAGGGCGAACCGTCGGGGACTTCAAACTTGTAGAAGGGCGCAGTAATCGTGCGTGGGGCGCTCCCGAGCGGGAAGTAGAGGAAGCCTTATTGCACGCCGGGGCTAACCGTGAGAGCATCTTCACCAAGCCCGAGTTGGTAACGCCAAGCAAGGCGGAGAAGCTGATCGGCAAGAAAGCGTTCGCGGAACTGACTGCACTGGTGAAGAAGCCCAAGGGTAAGCCCGCGCTCGTTTCGGGGGATGACCCCCGGCCAGCAATAGGAGCGGATGCATTAGATGGATTCGAGGAACTAACAGAGGAGTAAATCATGGCGAGTAGTAAAAAGGGTAAGTTGAATGTTGCACGTGTAAGGCGCATCAAGCAGTTGCTGGCGGAAGGTAAACCGCAGGCGAAGATCGCGAACACTTGCAACGTGTCCCAGGTGATGATCAGTCACATCAAAACGGGCAAGGCGTGGAAGAGCGTCTCGCTCTGAAGGAGAAGATGAATGGCGAAGAACGTAACGAGTGAGAAGATCCAGTTGACGAACGTGCGGCTGAGTTTCCCGGCGCTCGACAAGCCGCGGTCGTTCAAGGAAGGGGTCGAACCGAAGTTCGAGGCTTCGTTCCTGCTGGACCCGAGCGACAAGACGCACGCCGCCACGATCGCTAAGATCAAGAGCGAGTCCGCGCGGGTGGCCAAGATCCAGTTCGACGGGGAGATCCCCAAGAGCATGGAGAAGTGCTGGGGCCTGGGCGATGATTTGGACAAGGTCTATGACGGCTACGAGGGCATGTTCTGGGTCAAGGCGAAGAGCGCGACCCGCGTGCCCGTCGTCGGCCGGACCAAGAACGCAGAAGGGAAGTTCACCCAGCTCGTGCCGGGGGACGACAAATGGCCCTACGCCGGGTGCTATGTGAACGCATCGATTACGGTGTGGGCGCAGAACAGCCACGGCCGCAAGGCGATCAACGGCAATCTGATCGCGATTCAGTTCGTCAAGGACGGGGATGCGTTTGGGGCTGGACGCCAGGCCGTGCCGGAGGAGGAGTTCGAGGCGCTCGAGGATACCGGGCCCGATCCGTTTGATGAGTGAGTGTGTGGTTGCCCCGGTTGTGAGCCGGGGCTTTTTTGCATGAAGTTCCAGGTATCCTATCTGCGCCGCTATACCTACGAACTCGAGGCGCACTCCCTTGAGGAGATGGCTGCGCGCATGGATCGGTTCAAGAAGATGTACCAGGAAAACCAGATCGTCATGCTGCGGATCGATCCAATCGTTGAGAAGAAGGAAGAAAAGACGTGACTGAAGCAGAGCGGCTGCGGGAGAAGATACGCGCAGGCGACTTCGACTGGCGGGATATTCTGCGGGTCTACCAGCTCGAGCGGGGCACGGACGACGTGAAGATGGTTCGGGCTTGCCCGGTATGTAACGGGGTAGGGCGTATCCGCGGCGGGGAAAAATGCCCGCTGTGCGGGGGTAAGGGAACGCCTTGAGACTTCACCTCGATATCGAGACCTACAGTGAGGTAGACCTCAAGGCTGCAGGCGTCTATCGCTACGCCGAACACGAGTCCACGGAACTGTTGTGCTTCGCCTATGCGTTCGATGACGGGCCGGTGGAGCTATGGACGCCGGGGCGGGAATTGCCCACCGAGGTGATCGCGCATATCGCAGCAGGCAAGGAACTGCGGGCCCACAGCGCGCAGTTTGAGCGAGTCGTATTGAACGGCGTCGCCGGTAGGAAGTTAGGATTCCCACCGATCAAGATCGAACAGTGCGTCTGCACCGCGGCAAAGATGGCGGCGCATGGCCTGCCGCGTGATCTGGCCGGGGCGGCGAAGGCACTCGGGGCTGTCGAGAAGTCAGGGGAAGGCCGCATCACGATGTTGCAGCTCTCTAAGCCCCGGAAGAAACACCCCGAGGGGCGATACACGCCCGCCAACTCCCCGGAGAAGTTCAAGATCCTGTACGACTACAACAAACAGGATGTGGAGTCGGAACGTAGCATCGATCGGCTCGTACCTGATCTCTCCCCCGCCGAACAGCTCGTTTATGAGCTAGACCAGCGTATCAACGACCGGGGCATCAAGGTTGACTTGGAGTCGATCGAGAATATCCTGGCGGTGGTGGATGAGTACAAGGCCTATCTCGCCGAAGAATGCGTGAAGTTGACGGGCGCCAATCCGACGCAGCGCGAGAAGATCGCGGAGTGGGTGCGGACGAACGGTTACGCGGAACTGACAGATATGCAGGCCGAGACGGTGAAGGAGATCGTCTCGGCGGGCGAAGCCCCCGAGCCTGTTGAACGTGCTTTGAAAATCTACAGCACGTACAACATGAAAGCCGTGACGAAGTACGATGCGATCCTTGCCGCGATGTGCAAGGATGAACGCCTTCGTGGCATGTTCCTGTACCATGGAGCTGGCACAGGCCGGTGGTCTTCGCAGATCGTCCAACTCCAGAATCTCTTCCGGCCCGTGATCGAAGACCCGGAGAGCGCTATGGAGGCGTTCCGCGCTCGATCGTTGAGCTGGATACGCGATCTGTATCCGGGTGTCGACCCGATGAAGGTAGCCTCTTCGTGCGTACGCTCCGTGCTGGTTTCCGGCAAGGGGAAGGACTTTATCTTCCCGGACTACGCAGGGATCGAGGCTCGGGTGAATGCCTGGCTGTTCGGCGAGAAGTGGAAGCTGGAGGCGTTCCGGCTGTTCGATGAGGGCAAAGGCCCGGACCTGTACAAGCTAGCGTATGCCCGAGCGTTCCACGTTAACCCGGCGAGAGTTAATAAAAAGGATCGGGCGGTGGGAAAAGTCCTGGAACTCGCTATGGGGTATGAGGGCGGGGCCTCCGCATTCGTTACCATGGCGGCGAACCACGGCGTGGATCTCGCCGAGATGGCCGACGCGGTTTTACCATTCATCGATGAGGAGATCCGTGAGTCCGCCGAATGGATGTGGCAGACGCTGCCCCAGTACCGCGCCGGGTTGCCGCATGATCAGTTCATCGCCTGTGACTCACTCAAACGGATGTGGCGTGCGATCCACCCCAAGATCGTACAAGGCTGGAAGGATCTGAAGGAGGCGGCGGATCTGGCGGTGAAATACTCCGGCAAGACCTACGTGATCCCGAACAAGAAGATCATGTTCAAGGTCGTGGATAAGTGGCTGTACATGCGTCTGCCTTCGGGACGCCGGATTGCCTACTTCGACCCGAAGTGGGTCGAGACCGAGATGGACGCGGGGCTACGTTACTCGGGCATTGACACCTATACCCGGCAGTGGATGGAGCTTGAGACCTACGGGGGAAAATTGTGTTTAGCGGAGGGTACCGAGGTTCTTACTTTATCGGGGTGGCGCGCGATCGAGCTGTGCACAACGCAAGACGCGGTATGGGATGGAGAATCTTGGGTGTACAGCGGTGGGTTAGTTGATCAAGGCGTCAGGGATGTGATATCCTATGCGGGCGTTTTTATGACCCCGGACCACGAGGTACTAACCGATGAGGGATGGAAAGAAGCCGTTGTGGCACAGAGCGAAGGACTTAACCGGGCGCAAATTCGTTTACCTAACAATCTTGGGGTATTCGCACAGCGCAAAGGGAAAGACTTACTGGCGGGCGCGGTGCCAATGTGGAAAAACGGTTACCTTGGGGGGAGCGGGGTTAACTCGAGCACGAGGGCCAAGTCCGAAATCCTGTGGATGCAAAACTGGCAAATTGATAGGCGAAAAATTAATAACTCACGGGATGTCCCGGCACCCTATCTTTCACGTTTGGCGAAGTATGCGTGCTCGCTGTACACTTCCGTCGCACAAGGCATGGCGCAATTACGGGGGGCGTGGGATACGGGTTTGCAATCGCTGGCTACGTTTCGAGAATTTTGTAGAGGATATGCTAGCCGAATACCAGTTAGGATTGACTCTCGATCGCATAAACAACGAGAAAGGGTATTCCAAACAGAATTGCCGATGGGCGACGCGGAAAGAACAAGGCCGCAATACCCGAATGAATGTGGCAATACGCACGCCGAAGGGGGTTATGGTTGTGAGTCAGGCGGCGGAAACTTTCGGAATCAAAAAAACTACGCTGTACGAGCGCATCCGACGACGGTGGCCAGAGGGAAGGTTGCTCGAACCTACGACTTGATTAACGCAGGGCCTTTAAAACGTTTTACCGTGCGCGGGGAAACCGGCGAAATTTTTTTAGTCCATAACTGCGAAAATGCTGTTCAGGCAACCGCCCGCGACCTACTTGTACACGGCATGTACAGGTTGGAAGAACGTGGGTATTCGGTGGTCGGAAGTGTACATGATGAAGTCATAACGGAAGTCTCGCAAGACTTCGGGTCCTTCGAGGAAGCGGGGCGATTGATGTGTGAATTGCCGAGGTGGGCTGCCGGGCTTCCGGTGGCCGTGGACGGGCATAGGGGAAGGAGATACCGGAAATGAAAGACCTCAGGGACCCATTCACTATCGACGCTTTCGATTCACAATCCATTCACAAAGACATTCTCGAGAAGGACGTTCAGAAGAAGTCCGTGGACTGGGCACGGCTGCGGGGGTACTGGGCGCGGAAATTCTCGTCCCCCGCCCAGCGCTCAGTGCCCGATTACCTATTCGCGCACCAGGAGTACCGGGACAAGTTCGCCGTGGAGTTCAAGGCCCCCGGTAAGACTTCGACGGATGCGCAGAAAGACGAACAGCGTAAGATGCGCGAAGCGGGCTGGGATGTATACGAGTGCGACGGGTTTGAGAAGTTCAAGGAACTCGTAGCGAAACGGGAGCGCGATGTTAGACCGTGATGATCTTCACCATTACCAGCATCGCGCTGTCGAGTTCATCAAGTCGCATGACAACTGCGCGCTCTGGGTGGGGATGGGGCTTGGCAAGAGTGTCACCACGCTAACCGCGTTCTCCGATCTTCTAGCCGCCTTCGATGTTCGCCGGATGCTCGTCATCGCCCCTCTTCGGGTGGCGAGAAAAGTCTGGCTGGATGAGATCCACACTTGGGCGCACCTTAAACATCTCTCACTATCCGTCATCGGAGGCACGGAAAAGCAGCGCGTAGCCGCAATGCGTACGCCCTCGGACATCCACACGATCAACCGCGAGAACACCCAATGGCTCGAGGCCCAGTTCCTCACGAACGGCAAGCAGATCATGCGCTGGCCGTGGGATCTGGTTGTTCTGGACGAGTCGCAATCCTTCAAGTCGCAGTCTTCCAAACGCTGGAAGTCCATGCGTCGACTGCGCAGGCTATTCCCCCGTATGGTGCAGCTTACCGGAACGCCCTCCCCCAACGGGTACGGCGATCTATGGAGTCAACTCTATCTCCTGGACCGCGGCGAACGGCTGGGGATCACCGAGAAGGCGTTCACGGAGCGGTGGTTCGATCTGGAAGGATATGGGCAGTTCAAGACCCCCGTGCTCAAGCGCGGAGCGGAGCCGGAGATTCAGCGGGCCGTGGCGGACATCGTGTTGTCATTGCGGGAGGAGGACTATCTGGATCTGCCCGAGGTCATCGAGACGTTCGTCCGCGTCACCCTCCCGGAGTCCGCGATGCGTACGTACCGGGAGATGGCCAAGAAGTACACCGCGGAAGTCGCGGGCACGCCGCTGACTGCCGTTAACGCCGGGGTGCTGGACGGTAAACTCCTGCAGCTCGCCAACGGTGCGGTGTACATCGACGGCGAGGAGTGGGTGGAGTTCCATACCGAGAAGCTGGATGCCCTCGAGGAGTTGATCGAGGGGATCTCGGGGAAGATGTTGGTCGCCTATCACTACCGGCACGATCTGGAGCGTATCCAGACCGTGCTGCGTAAGGGAGTCCGACCCTGGTCTATCTTGCGGTCAGACAAGTCCTTCGTGGAGTGGGCGTCGGGGAACTATGAGATCGGCGTGCTACACCCCGCGTCGGCCGGGCATGGGCTCAACGATGTGTACAAGGCGGGGGCCGAAGACGTGATCCACTTCGGGCTTAACCCCTCGCTGGAACTCTACCAGCAAGTGAACGCCCGGCTCACGGGTGGGCATAGGCGGGCCGGCAAGAATATCCGTATCCACCACATCGTAGCGGATGGCACGCGCGATGATCATTACGTGGGGCTCTTACAGAGCAAGGCTGCGACCCAGGACGGGTTGCAGCAGGGGCTTACGTCCACAGCCTGAGCATTCTTCGTTCCCGGTGTGCGTTGCGCACCCGGGTCTTGAACCGCCTGCGAATGTGCTTTGGCCCGATCAGGGCGTGAGCGCAGAACTTTAAGCGCATGGACTTGGCGTGCGCGGTGAGTGCTGACTTGGGGAGCATCTTCAGTTTCGTCAGCAGCGAGATATACACCCCGAGGAATTCCTTCCCGTGGGGCTGGAGCCAGTACCCCAGTATCCAGTCGGTGATCGCGTGCGCGGATTCGTGGATCGCGGAGCCCATGTCCATGTGGCGCGGGCGCAAGGTGATCGTGTGGAGATTGGGGTTGTATTCGCTGTGAAACCGCTTGCCGTTACGACGGTTCTTGGTAACGAAGTACATCCGGGGAACTGGGACTCGATACGTCGCGCAACAGCGACGAATGACCTGGCGTAGTTCTTTCTGGCTGGCTCGAGCGCCCGCCCAGTTTGTCAGGTCTTCTTCCCAGCGATAGACGCGTTGTCGCTGCGGGTCATGCTTCGGGCTGCGGGATACTGGCACGCTTGTACTCCGCATACGTCCTGCCGTTCGCAAAATCGTCTGGCTGTACCCCGCCGCCGCGTTCAAGTCGTCTCTTCCACGGCAGCCAGCCGCCCATTCGAACGCCCATCCAGTACGTCCTGGCCGCCACCGAGGACATGCCGCTCTCGATCAATGCCACCCGGAGGATCTCATCGCACTCTTCCCGCGGGCGAAGTTGCGTGCAGTAGAGCCAGTCATGCGGGAGCGCCGCGAAGATGCTGCCCGAACGCACTGGGTCGAAGATCCGCAGCGCCCGCAGGAGCTGTGGGGTCGAGGCGAAGTCCGTGATGAATCCCGGGGGGATGCATACCTCGCCATGCGTCGGGTGAACCCAGATCCAAGGCCCCAGGAGAACGAATTCCCCCGGGGCCTCCTTGATTGGCTCGAACTTTAGCTCACCGACGAACACGGGTCAGCCCGTGTAGAATTTCGCGGCGCCAATCGCCCAGTCGAGAACCTGGTTCACGTAGTACAGTTTCTGCGGGTCGATCACGCCATCGCCCACCTTCTTCTGCAGTTCCGCAATCGCCGCATCCACCAGCACCCCCGCCAGCAACTGATCCGAGGGGGCCAGATTCAGCTTGGCGATACGAGCCTCAATGGCCGCCCGCAGGAACGCGAGCGAGACGCCATTCGTATCGAGCCACGTCTTGGCCTCATTGCCGATCTTGATGATGTTGACGGCTCGCTCCTGATAGTGCGCGGGGCCCTGCGCCTCTATCACTTTCATCGTAGCGATCTGCACGATCAACTTGGACTGATCGACATTCTGGAACATCGAACAGGCGGGCAACAGCAGCATCAACCCTGCCGCGAGCCCGATAACAAAACGCTTATTCACTGGTCTTCACTCCTTCCGCCGGAGGCGGATTCATTTTAGCCTGTGCTTCGGCAAGACGCCGTGCCAGAACTTTCTCGACACCTAGAACCACAGTCGGCGACATCTTGAGCGCGATCGCATGAGCGAGTAGCGCCGTAGTCTCGACCGGCAAATCAACCAGCTTGGGCTTGGCGGGCTGGGATACCCAGTTCCGCAGCCCCGAGAAGATCGGGCTCGTCGTCACGAACCGAAGACCGATCGCCGCTCCCGTCGGGATACTTGCAGCCACGATCAGTTGCTCCTCGGGCGTCATGGGGACGCCCGTGATGCGCTGGAACTTCGCGGCGAACACGCCCAGAAGCGGCATCAGGAGAATGGTCTTCAGTCCAGCCAGGGGATTCATCAGGCACCTCCGAGAACGTACTTGGCCTTCTCCCAGAAGGCCTTCCGCTCCGCAAGACCCAGCTTGGCCGGGCCGTTAATGGTTTCGGTAATCTTTTCAAACTCCCCGCTGTCGGCGAGTTCGTTCAGCCCGTGCGACTGCCAGAACTGGCCAGCCGCTCGAGCCGCTACAAGGGGCTGTTCGATCTTGGAGGGGGCAGTCTCCAGGGGTACTCCGATCGCCTTCCCTGCCGCCCGGTAGTTCGCCCTACCGGTAAGCTGGATGAGCCCCCCGCCTCGGTAGTTCCACCCGTCGTTCGACTCCGGGGGCCCATTCCCCATCCGGTTCGCATAGACGTAGTTGGCGATCCGCTGGGGGTTGCGGGCGAAGGCCACGGCGATCGCGTCCGTGGGGAACCGGGTTGGCCAAGTGGCCATGAGCCCCCGGGCCGAGTAGCTCAGGTTCTCCCGTAGGCGGTTAAACTCAGCGGACTCGTGCCCGCACTGGGCCACGAAGGCAGCCATGCGTTCCGGGGTGTTGATCTCGAACTCGACCGCGATCTTGTCGAGTACGCCGGCCCAGGACGTAATGTCCATGCACTTCGGGAAGATGGCCTTGAGTTGGAAGGGCGTCATTTAGATATCTTCGCATCCCGGAAGTTCGTACTGCTGCCCGGTGAGCTTGAAGTACCGGCTCATCCGTTCACGAATCTTCTCGAAGACGACAGAAGCGGCTTCCCGGTTCTTGGCGGCCAGCAGCCGGCATTGATCCTTGCGCAATTGCAGGATCTGGGCGTCGAGCTGCGTGGCCCACTGATCGTCCATGGACTTGATGAGCTGCAGGCGTTCCTCATCCTGCCTGATGTTCCGCGCTTCTTCGAACTGCACATGCGCGTTGAATTCCTCGGTGCGCACGATGCTACTCACGAAGGGCGGGAAGTGGATGTACGCGGCGAGCATATAGCCGCTGATGAAAAATGCTGTACAGGCTACCACGGCAATCCTCACTCTCCAACGGTATTGCTTATGTTCCGAACTATCATGCGTCGGGACCAGGGAAGACAGGAATTTCCCCCACCAGGGGATAGACTCTACTACGGTTTCAGCCGCGGATATTTTGTCGTCGTCTGAGTAAGCCATTAGTTATTCCTCACAATCCTACAGCTTGCCAGTAAACTGTATTGCTACCGGCAGTTCCACCAACGTTTATAGTTGCCCCTGAAGTGCTAACGGCAGAAACGTAGGCGGAGTTATTAGTACCAGAAGGATTGTATAGTGATACGACGATATTGAAGATGTTACTGGGAAAAGTTATCGGGAACGACATAGCGTTAGGCGTTCCTGTGGTAACGGATACACTGCCCCATTGTCTAACAACTCTGTTCGGGTCAATGAAAAATCCATTGTTACCCAGACTACCATGATTTGATCCTAGTATCCCTGCCCCATAGTTAGCTCCGACATCCGCATATCCTTGAGAAACATTATTCCCATTGCTGAATACGGTACTAACGGAGTTGAAGATATTCCCCTTAACTACCACCTCGGCAGAAGATGTAAACGCCATTCCAATGGATAGCGTATCAAACGTGTTACCAAAGACATTTATCCCGCTTACTGACCGACAATTGATTCCGGTACTAGTGGCGCTACTGCTGATGTAATTCCCACTAAGGAATATCGCTTGACCGGAAATATCTATCCATGTACCCCCGCTGGTAGCGTCGCCAAACCAGCATCCACTAATGGTTAAACCCTTAACTTGGCTGGTAGTCCCATTGCTAGATAGGATAGCCCCAGCACCGCCGCCGCTTAGTTTTTCAAATGTGCATCCTTCAAATATCCATGACTGACCACAATCGTAAACTGGCGCAACAGTAGAGTTATACCACTCGCAATCTCTAAACCTGACCACATTTGAATAACTAGACCCTGTATTGGCCTGCCCTTTTACGCTTGGATTGCCAGTATGAAACAAGCATCTATCAGCGGACCAATTGATACATTTATCGAGATCCAAATGAGTTGTGCCACTGGCACTGGCCCCAATTACGCATTCTTCAATCCCGCAAAAAGTAGAATCTCCGTGCGATCCGTCATTCCCGCACTTTATATAGGTTCCTGTGAAACTGGCGCCACTATGCATCAACTGTAATTTACGGAGTCTGCACCCGACAGAAGATTGCATAGAAATCCATACACCAGACCCAGTGCCGCTATAAATGAATCTCGTCGCGGGTTGCGCTCCACTAGTAGGTGCGCCATCGCCCTGTATGGTAATAGCTGTTTTTTGGCTTAGTGATATCGCGCTAGAGAATTTGTAGACGCCAGCAGGAGCCAAAATCGTACCGCCGGTACTTCCACATACAGATATGGCTGACGACATAGCAGAATCACTGAACGCATTTCCTGTTGGATCTGCTCCGTACCGTCTTAAATCAAAAATTTGGTAGGCATAATCCGTAGGTGTAACCCCCGCGCTAATCTCCGCGGCAGTTCTCGGGTACAGCAAGTTCCCAACAATCGCCTGCGTCATCGTCGTTGAACTCAGCACCGCAGGAGTCGGCTTGCCATCCGCGTCGAACGTCAGGTACTTGTTGGCGTAGTTCGCCACCGTCAACTCGATATCCGCGTCGTCCACTTCCGCCGTAACCGGGATACGCAGGGATCGATCGCACCGGTCATCCAACTGCTGTAGGATCAGGTAGGTCTTGTCCTGTTCATCGTTGTACGCGACTGAACTCCAGGGCCCGTTCTGCTGAACGTCGGTGCTACGCTCGACAGCAATTTGGCGGTAAATTGTTACGATCTCCCCGCCGGCCATCGGGGCACCGAACGTAACCGTACCGCCCAAGTCGTTGCCTTCCCCGGCGACGGTGTAGTGCGTCGTCAGCGTCTTGGTGGTGCCGTCGACATCCACGACGAGATCCGCATCCTGGAAGACGGGGAACGGATAGTCGAAGTCCGTCTGCGCCGCTGACGCAACGTACTGAACGCGGGAGGGAAGGTCGTTGACTGTATCTATGCTCACGTGGTATTCCGTATTTAGACGACCGAGTAATTAATAGTTAGCCATATCGTATCGCTCGTCGCGAAGGTAATGGGGTGCGTGGAATCAACGCTATCCGCTCCCCCGGGGACAAACAACCCGACCTTATTGGCCCCTTCTACCAAACCCAAGACTTGATAACGATTGCTAGTGTTGTTGTCGGTTATAAACGCCGAGCATGTGTACGTGCCGGCGTCTGCAGTAACAGGAAGTGAGAACCGAAATCTACCACTACCAAAATTCGTCGTAGACCCGAACTGCACAACTATGGTGGCGCTGACGCGCCTCCCATCTCGGGAATAGTACCCCGTTATGGTGCCGTTCCCTAAACTTTGCCCGCCCCCTAGAGTAGTGAACGTGGGGACGTAAGTTCCATCCAGCCAAATTCGGTTTCCGCTACTGGTGCCGCTTTCAACAATATTGAGCCCCGGCGTCTCATTCATGAACCAAATGGAGTTGCAGTTCTGCAGAGTTAGCGTCGTGTTAGCAAAGGTGTTCGCGATCACTTGTCCCGACTGCATACCCGTCCAAGTGACTGTGCCGTTGTAACCTATCCGGCAACCCCGAATAAATACTTCGTTTGCCGTATTCGTACACAAAATCCCTTCTGTGCGACATCCGGTGATGAAGACGTTGTTCATGCCCGCGACATCAATCATCGTGGAGCCTTCCCCGTCGCAATTGGTAAAGGATCGGGGGTAGGCCGAACTATCGCTGCCACTAGCAAGAGCGACTGCGGCTACGCTTCCAGCTCCCCCGGTAGTCACGAACGAAGAATCGAAAGCGGTAAATCCACTTCCAGTGTTGGCTGCGAAAGTCAATGCGCGCAAATCATTGTTAGCCGTCTCAATGGAATAGCAAGATTGATAACTGCCACTCGTGATTTGCATCAAATCGGTATTAAACGTCCCGGAAGCGCTCTCCAGTCGCATATGTTCAATGGTGGAGAAAGACCCCCAGTTCACCATGGGGGTATCTACTGTTCTACGAATTACGGTAGCCCTCCGCCCGCTCCCAATAAAACGGCAATACTGGGGGATCGTCAATAGCCCGGAAACGTGGAAATACCCTGCCGGGAAAAAAACAATCCCGCCGTAACCGAGCGCGGCCCCTTGTGCAGCCACCGTTAGCGCGTTATTGATAGCCGTAGTCGCATCGCTAATGCCGGAGGGATCCGCGCCGTACCTACGAACATCCCCCGGGGGATACGAATAATCCGTAGGTGTAACCCCCGCGCTAATCTCCGCGGCAGTTCTCGGGTACAGCAAGTTCCCAACAATCGCCTGCGTCATCGTCGTCGAACTCAGTACCGCCGGCGTCGGCTTGCCATCGGCGTCGAACGCCAAGTATTTATTGGCGTAGTTCGCGGGCTCGACAATGATATCAGCGCTATCCACTTCTGCTATGGTAGGAATGCGCAGACTCCGGTCCACGTTAGCCTGGATCTGCTGCATGAGGAGGTAGGTCTTGTCCTGCTCATCGTTGTACGCCACGGACGACCAGGGACCGTTCTGGGCGATGTCCGTCGAACGCTCGATCGCGATATCCCGGTAGATCGTAATGATCTCGCCGCCAGTCATTGCTACCAGGAACGTGACCGTACCGCCGTGGGTCTCCGGGTCCGTATCCTCTTCCTCGGCCCGAGTAACGGTGTAGTCGGTGTTGAGCGCCTTGGTTACGCCGTCGACCACGACGATCAGATCTGCAGAAGTGAAGATCGAAAAGTCATAGTCGAAGTTCGTCTGCGCCACTCCGGCGACATACTGCAGGCGCGGAGTTACGTCAGCGACGTTGTCGATACCCATTATTGCTCACCTGTCAGAAGCTGACGCTTACGCAACCGCCACTCCGAGATCCGAAGGGCGTAATCTGGATTCTGCTGCTCGAGGAGTGCTCGCCCGGCCTCGTCCGCCTGCCGCTGCACCATTTTCAACAGCTCTGCGCGCGCGACCGGGCCGGCGCCCTGGTACACGCCCGAAGACATGACATCGAATAGCTTATCGTGGAACGTCTTCGTGCCGCCATCGAAGATGGGCGTTGCGCGCGAAAGCGTCACCAACTCCGCGTACTCTGCGGCCGTCAGGCGCATGGCGGGGAGCCCTAGCCCCGCCGCGACGCTTTTCCCCGGCATCGTCACGGGCACGATATTGGTCGACTTCATCACGTCCTGCAGTTCCGCTACCACCTCGTCACGACTAGCGGGGGACTCAGGGATGGGCGACATCGTACCGAGAATCGAACCGGAGTTCTTCTCGCGCGGCTCACCGAAGAGATCCAGACGCAAGGGGAGACTGCGCGAATACCCCGGAGTGTTGTCGGCGAGTTTGTCCAGCACCGTCCATGCCTCGCGCAAGTACGGGTCTTCCGTGTTGCGGATCGTGCGCTGCAATGCCGAGTACGGCTCCATAGAAACCGTCATCTGATTGAGGTACGGCTTGATATTCCGCGTCGGGTCGTTCATCAGATCCGTAAAGTCGGCGATGCCCTTCAGGAACGTCTTGTTACCCGTGTTGTTCATCACCCCGGCTACAATCGCGCCTGCCGCGTGATACGCCGCTTCCTGATCAGGCATCCCATCCACATCGCTGTTCAGATACGACATGATCTCAACGGTATCGGCCGTAGCGCCTACGACTGAAGCGAAAGGCTCGAGTCGGGCGTAGGAGTTCCAAGTCGTCTGGCCCGTGACCGGATTAGTCACCTTGATCGAATACGGACGCTTACCGTCCGCCATCCACAGCATCCGGGCTGAAGGATTCTGCGGGCCGCCGCCCGTGAGATCGCCGTTCATCGTCCAGTAAGCGATCATGGCTGAAGTCGCCGAGCCTACTCCGAACTTGGTCAACGCCAGATCCCGCGCCGCGCCACCCGCCTTCACATCGCGCCAGAACCGGGCCGTGAAGAGTGCCATCGGCGAACGGTATACGCCCTGCTTGAAGATGTTGACCGGCGTCTGGACGAAAGGAGCGATGAGCGTCAGCGGCGGGGAGCTACGAAGGAAGGACTGCAACTTCTGCCCGACGTTGCCCAAGGGGGACTGGAACGTCATTTCCCGCGCCCAATCTTCGGCAGCCTGTTCCACCTCCGCCGGGGGATTTTCCATGAACTGGCGCGCCGAGGCCGCCGCATCCTCGATCTTCAACGCCCCGGACTGCAATTGCTCTTGCACATGAAGCAGCGCCTGACGCTGAACGTATCCTCGGTAGGACAGCGTCTTGAACAGCTCATCCTCGGCCGCAAGCGCACGCGTAGGAAGACCTATCCCCACGTCGATACCATGCACCGTAGCGCCCAGATAAGGGCGATCCAGTTCAGGGAGACGGGTCAATGTTTCGGAAGGGCCGGCAACTCCGAACTTCAAAATGCCATCGATCGTCTGACCCGTGCGCATGGCACGACTAGCCAGGCGGAACGCATCCTGTGTTGCCTGAACCTGTCCGTAGAAGTTCGACAGCGCTTCTCCTACCATGACGTGTTCCTCCCCGGGCAGGAACCGCCCGAGGCGGGCGGCGAATCCCAGTTCGAACGTATTCATGGACTGGAACAGCACGTTGCCCGTCATGTTGACAAGATGCGTCGTGGGCCCGGATAGAATCCCGTTCACGAAGATGCGATTGATGAGATTCATGGAGGCGCCCGCCGCCCGAACACCCAATGCCTGCTTGGCGATCTGGGTTATGCCCGACACGCTATCGGCCATCTTGATCGCGCGCGCCATACGCTCGATATCCGCGCCACCCCCGGCGATGAGTTCGTTGATGCGCGCAATCTGCGTCGCATCCGATCCAACTGGGAGACGGAAGGCGTTGAGCGCTCGGCCCGTCTCGGCTCGAGCGCCCATGAACTGAGTCTGGTACTCGCTATGGAACTGGAGCTGACGGGTGAACTGTAACTTCTCGATATCCGTCGCCTGCCCGACGGCCACCTTATCCGCCAGTGTCTTCAGTCGATCAGCGCTTGAGTTCAATACCTGCCTGGCGGCGAGGATCGTTTCAGGGTTCAGGACTCCGCCCGACTCGCGCTGCAGGACCTGCTGCACGACATCGGTGTTCAGATCCAAGTCCGCGGCCAATCCCGCCAGTTGCTCATTGGTGATGATGCCCCGGCGGGCGATGTTGATCCGCGACGCATTCTGCTGGGCCACTTCGGCGATCGTTGCCTTAATGTCATCAGTCGTCGTGATGGTGTCGAAATTGGGCATATGCGCTTCGTCCAGCGCGTAGTCGCCCAAGTTCGCCTGAGATATCCGAGTGGCCGCGACCGGGATATCCGGCGGCTGGACCGATTCCGGAGGCACCTCAGCCGCAACCGGGCGTACCGGCTCCTGCGGCACCGGCTTGACCGGGGCCGGCTCTGGAGGTTTAGGCTGGCCCTTGACGTGCCGCTCCGGAGCGGGGAGCCCGGAAGTCTCCGCTGGAAACGGTTCCGCCAAGGGCTCCGCAGGGTTGACCCGGGTCGTAGGACCTGGGGACGGGGGGACCGTCCGGGGGCCCATGGAAGCGGCCTCTTTGGCGGCCTTGCGGGCCACGGCGTCGGCCTCCTGCTGCGCCAGCTCCTTCTCTGCCGGGCGGGCCACGCGCGCGCCCTTGCCGCCTTTCAGGGCCTGTTCCAGCGCTTCTTTTAGGCCATAGTCAGGCACTTACTTAGCTCCCGCTTTCATAGCTTCGTCCAGCTTGCTCTTCGAAGCGTTGAGAATACCTTTCACTTGGGTGTCGGCTACGCCCTTGCCTTTTGACAACGGCGTCCATTCGTGCTCGCCGATATTGCGTTGCACAATGATCTGCCCCTCCTTGGCCGCGGCATCGACAGCATCAACCCCGAGAAGAGGGCGTACGGTGCCATCACGATCAATGACCATCCGTACTCGCCCCAACACCTTCTCTTCCGCGACGCGGTTGATTGCCTCAAGGCTAGCCGGGGATTCGACAGATGCGTTGTTAGCCACGCCAAGAACTCCCTTCTGCGCGCTCAGCCCTACCGGGGCCTTGCCAACGTTCTCGATCCCATACTTACCCACCGCCCACGTGCCCTTTAACGCCGCGGCGCTTGCCTGAACCAGCGCAGCCCCCGCGGCCGACACCGCCAGGTTGTCCACCACGTTCTTGAACCGGCCTTCCCACTCCCCTTCGTTCGAGCGATCCGTCATCCAGTTGATGTAGGAGTTCATCAGACTGCCGTCAGGGGAGAGCGTGTTCATCGCCTTGCCGAACCGACTCTCGACGTGTTTGCCCAGCGCGACGACATCCGCCATGCGCGCATCATGTGGTTTCAGGACGGTGCCTGCGGTCAGGGTCTCCGCGGCGGCAGTCTTACCGACAGCGCCAAGAACGCCAGTCCCCTTCAGGCCCCCCATCAACTTCATCCAGCCGAGAAACGGGATCGCGTACTGCGCAATCGCCTGGGTCATCTCGTCGCTGGAACTGGAGTCGGTTGCGAGAGCGTCACGGAAATTCAGGACGTGATCCCGAGCCAAGAGATACGCCTTGTCGACCGTATTGCCCTTCGGCGTCTCGGGAATACCGGCCTTGTCGGCGATCGCGTTCGTCGCTGAACCAATCGCATCCGCGGTATTGACCGCCGCATCGATGAGCCCCACACTGACGTTCTTCGGCAGGCTCCGCAGCCACGGCGAGATCGGATCGTGCTCGCCGGGCATCGTGTCCGTTACACCGCCAAAATGCGCGAGCGTTTCCTTCTGCTGGCCGCGTTCCTGAGCCGCCTGCAGTTCGGTATTCGCCGCCAGGAGATCAGGATCGTTCGGGGAAATCTCTGCCGGGTTCATTTACGCGCTGCCTCGGCTTCCGCTGCCGCGATATCGGTGTCGAACTTCGAAATGCGCGTGTCATACGTCTTACGCGCTTCATCGTTCAGGCTATCCAGCGGGTGAGCCCGTATGTAGGCATCTTTCAGACCGCGCAACCGCTGCGCTTCACTCGCCTTGTTCTTGCGGATGTACCGCCCGATGACATCCTCCGCCATGGTGATGACCTGGCTCTGGCGCTCCGCGGGGTCCAGTGCATCCACGGCGTTGTACCACTGCGTCATAGCCTGATCACGCTGATCCGCCTTATCCCCGCTCAGCATACCGATGAGTCCGCCTTCCGGGATGCCCAGCGACCGATCAATGCGCGCCTGCGCTTCCCTGGCCTGCTGCGTACCCTTCCAACCTTCAGAGTCCTTGCGCCGCTGCTCGATTAGATCCGACTTCGTCTGCCACGAGAGCCCGCGCATCTCCAAGATATCCTGCTCGCTGTAGTCCAGGACATTCAGTCGTACGTGGGCCTTCAACTTCTGATCATCCGCGACCGTATTCCCAGAACTCAACTCGTTGTTGAGCGTCCGCGCCACGGCGGGAGAGATCCGCTCCTGAGAGACCATGTCATAGAGTTTGCGTTGAGTGAGGCGCCCTGCCAGAAGATCCGCCGTCGCCTCCCGATCCCCCGCGGCCATCATCGATTCCTGAAGGGCGTTGGCTTGCGAATGCTGCATCGCCTCCAGCGAGTTGTGTTCCCGCAGCGTCGCCATCAACGTGGTCTCGAGCTTATGCTCCTCGTCCGGCGGCAGGACATCGCTCGTCTGGTTGAAGTCCTTGAGCTTCTTGATGAACCCTACCGGATCACCGTATGGGCTCTCCAGCACCTTTTCGAACTTGGCGACAACCGTCTGCTTGGTAATGTCGTACGATACGCTCTTTCGCGTAGCAGCGGCCTCGATCGGGCTGATCGTGCCGTCCTTCTCGGCGCTATCGATCAGCATCTGCAACCGCATCTCTTCCTGATCCGCCTGCGCCGATGACGCCAGATCGTCCTGCGAACGAAGATGCGCGATACGATCGGTCGAACGCAAAATGCCGTCCGACACATCATTGCGCTGCTGCCCGCGAATCTCCGTCGCCTGCGCCTGACTCAGTTTAGCCACCCCCTCCGCGAGATGACGGTTGTACAAGTCAGATAGTATTGCACGTGCCTCGGGCGGCGCGTTCTTGAGCGTCTGATCGCGCACCGCTCCGAACGTGGCGGCGAACTTCTGGGGGTCAGTACCTGCCTCGACGGTCAGCCGCGAAGCCTGATCCTCCGCATCTGCCTCGGCCCGAATGGCGTAGGAGCGAAGTGCGGCATTGTTGTACGCCTGCGCATACGCCGTCTGCGACCAGAACCCGGACTTGAACTTCGGATTCCCTGAAGCCCCCGCGGCAGCGCCCGCATCCTCCCCGCTCCGCTTCTGAATCCCTGCGCCTATATCCGAAACAACTCCCTCGAAACTTTTGAGCGCGTGAGCGAGACTATTCGCCGCAGTCGATCCGCCAACATCCACGGTTTGGGTGTCGACTTGCTCGGGGGACTGAAGCTGACGGTACTGCAGAGCCATGGCTATCCCAGCCCGCCGGTAAACGCGCTACCGATCTCGTTGTAGACTTTCCCGGCCGTATCCAGTAACGACACGGTGGCCCCCGCGTTCGCGGAACTGCGCGCGTTGAGCCCCGCGGTACGAAGCCCCATCTGCCTAGCCGAAAGATTCGCCTGGCTAACCAGCAGATCATTCTGGTTTTCGTTGATGTTCCTGCGCACGATCGCGCCAAACGAACCGCCAGTCTCGATACCGCCCACGCCCGCCGCGGCATTTTGCGCAGCCAGAGCCCGCATTAAATCCCGGCGACGATCGATCTCGCGCTGCTTCGCAGCCAATCCTTCCGTATAGGCTTGGTAATTGTATTGCTGCTGCTGGGCGATGCCGGCATTACGAGTAGCGCTAGCCGCCAGAAGCCCGGTCGCCAGAGTCAAAAAAGCCATTATACGTCTCCCTCGAGCTGCACGTCGATGGACAGGATTTCCATCGGCAGCGGGTCAACCTGCGTGAACGACACGAGTTTGTCTTCCTGCTCGTCCCAGTTCGTTGTTTCTTCCAGAACGTGTACGCCAGTGAACGGCGTCGCCGGAGCGTCGAAGTCATCGATATCGAAGTACCGATCCGGGAGCGGCCGGCCGTTCACCAGCAGTCCAAGCGTATTGCGCACCTTGGCGCGCACCTTGACGATCCGGCGCTTGCGCATCAGGTTCGTTCCGTTGGGCGTCATCGTCTGCAGCGGCATTGGCGTCACGTCCGGCGTCCAATCCAACCCCACCTCCACCAGCGAACTCACTCGCTCGATCGTAGCGCTTCCCGCCGAAGGTGTTACGTTCTCGAGGATGAACCCGTCGGCGCGCACGCGACAATCCTCGCCGTTTAGATGCCCAAGACCAGTCACCGTAGCTGACGCCGGAGCATTCGTCACCTGTATCGCGCAGTCCGTGTAGTAGTCTGCATTCGCCTGTTCGAACGTTAGTACGTCCACCCCGCCCAGCGTGCGCTTGACGATGAAGAAGATGTCCTGGTTGATCGTGCTGACACCCTTGAACTCCCCGTCCGTCGTCCAGATCGTCCACGCCGAGATGTTGGACTCCTTGCGAGAGTTGTACACCGCCACCGTGCCGGGGCCGAAGGCATCCGAACTCGTATCGGGGTTCGTCCCATTGACGACGAATACCAGATTGATCTCATCGATCGCCGAGCCATTCCACGCCGCGAGATCCCGCACGTCATAGATGAGGTGCGGGGCGAGGGATGAGACGCCCAGCGAGTTGTAGGCGTTCTCCGTGTAGTCGAACCGGAAGTCGCGAACCGACTTGCGGTTACGCTGGATGTAGATCGTCGCCCCGTCGATCGTGACCGGGCGGACCTTGGCCGCGCCGTACTGAGTCTGGTTCACCGGGTAGTCCCCCGGAGTGATAGGAACCCCCGACTCCTTGACGAAGCGGAACTCCCCGCCACTGGTGAAGAGCTGCAGGCTGCGCCCGGCGAACATGCCTTGGATCGCGTTGAGCTGCCGGCCGTTCAGCGTGACAAACACCACGTCATCGTCCAGCCCCTCGCCAATCTCGAACTCGAGAATGTTGTTGACCTGGCTTCCGATGACGGACTGCTGGCGCGACAACGTGCCGCCGAAGTACATCCGGCCCTCGAAGAACTCCACCGACCGGGGATAGCCCCGTGTCGCACTCCACACATCCTCCTTACGCGACGTGCCAGTGATCGAGTGGGTGACGGCAATCGTGCCTGTACCCGTCAACGTCGTGCCTGTCATTTTGTCGTAGGCGGCAGCCGAGGCGTTGGCGAACGTGACGACGAAGGGGCCAACCCCCGAACAACTCACCCCGTCGAATGCCTGCACAGACCAGAGTTTCTGGACCTCGCGGGCGATGTTGGCCGCCGTGGTGGCATTGGCGCCCGAGTACGTGATTGCTCCGGTGGTGGCGCCCTCGAGCGAGAGCTGAAACGTATCGCCTTCAACGAAGCTGGTGAAGGCGAGGGACTGTTGATCCGACACCGGAGTGGGGCTTGAAGTGTCCGCATAGTCGATCTGCGGGATGTTGTTGAAATCAACCTCGAACTGCTGGAAGTTCGTCGCCGACTCCCGAACCAGAAACCGCGGCGAGTAGTCTTCGTGTACCAACGCCATCGTCTCGGCAAAGGACGCCGCATCGATCTCAGATAGATCCGCGCTCTCGTAGGGCATTGGCTGGTGATCGGCCAGCACGCCGTTGTTGAACACCGTCGCCGAACGATCCGTTAGGACAACGGTGTACTGCTCCGAAGTTGAAACCTCGAAGGAGATCGTCCGGCCCTCAGACATCGCCCCGCTATCCAACCACAGGTTGAACCCGCTGATCGTGATCTTGGCGGTCCCCATCGAAGTGCCGCCGATCTTGACGATGCGCCAGTACCGGGCCGTGAAGGGCCCCTTGCGCCGGTAGTGCCGAGCCGTAGTGTCGATATAGAACGCTGCGCCCAGCGTCGTCCAGTCCGTGTCGTTCGTGCTGTACTGGATGTGGAACTGCGTGCTCGACCCACTGTCGCTCCTGATTCCCATCGCATCCGCAAAGAGCACTGCCTGGGCAGAGCCCAGGTCGTAGTGCACCACGACGTAGGGGTCATTCGTGCTGACGTTGACTGTCGTCGCCAGGTACGTCGTTTCACTGTCATCGTTGGCGTTACCTGTCGTTCCGCCATTCGGTGCCGTGACGCTAACCCCTCCGCTGATTCGCGTGATCTGGTTGGGGAGCGAGTAGAGGTACTTCAACCCGGGGCGACGGCGCACCCCACCCAGATGAACCGGGGTAATGTTGATCCCGCGAAGCAGACCGCGATTGAATGCTTCCGTATCGATGCGCGCGGATGCCCGGGGGTCCAGTACCCCGGAAAGAAAGTTATTGATGACGACGTTTGACTTAGCCATTACCGCGCATCAGTGAAAGGACTGTCGAACAACATCTGGCTCGGGCGCCCCTGGGCGTCGGCGAACATGGAACGGTTACGCTGGGAGAGATACTTCCTGTTAAAGACGTCGACCCCGGCGTCGGACTCAGTGATGGGTTTGACCATATCGCGCGCGAGCGCGTAGACCATCAGGAGCGCGAAGTGCGCGGGGATCTCGCTTACCGCGGGCTTAAACATGTAGTCCAGTTCGACACTGGACTGATCCGTGTAGAGATGATCCGCGTAAATCTCGTAGGGCGCCTTCGGATACACGCCAATGGGCAGCAGCATGTCCGAGGGAAGCTGGTAGGCGTACTGCCATTCGTTCAGCGGAGCGTCCACGAGCCGGGAGAGCGAGTCCTTCGTTACCGCGAAGCGCCAGCGGTTACTCTGCAGTTCACTCTCGTAGATAACCTCGAAGAGGTTACTCCCGACCGTGGCCCCGTAACGGTTGTCAGAAAGTGAGTCCAGCGGCTTCTCGCCGATGAGGATCAACGCCTTACTGATTAGGCCGATTTTTGAAGGAGTCTCAATAGCCATGGGTTACTCGTAAAGCCTCTTGTAGTCGGGCACCTGCCACGGACGCGGGCGGCCATGGAAACAGATCACGCTCGCATCCGCAGGCACGCCCTTGCGGCAATGCACCTTGTAGGAAACGACGGCGCCGGGAAACCGATCCTGCCACCGCTCCGCCTTCTCGATATAGAACCGCTCAAGGAACGCCTGGTCTCCGCCAATCACGTAGTCGACAATCACTCGCCCGGGGTTTCTCGCGAAGGCTTCCCACACTTCCGCGCGATCCGCCTCGGGGAGATACATCATCGAACTCTGCAATCCCTCTTCACGCCGCAGACCGTCGCGGTAGAAGTCACGCAAAAGCGTCAGTTCCTTGGTCACCGCCAACTTCCTCAAGTCACCCACGATCAGCGTATCCAGATCGAAGTACAGCAGATCACCTTTGATCTGCGGCGAGAACACTTCCATCTTAGACCACCAACCAGGCCACCCGTGCTCGAGTGGAACGACATCCACCCCCGGCACCCGCATGTCGGAGAGGCACACAAGCTCCGCCCCCGGGAGATACACCCTAAGCTGGGCTGCCAGAACCTGTGCGTGCTTCGGGGTGTAATCGCCGCCCGACTTCAGAACCGTTACGACTTGCACATCAACACCACATCGTTGTGCCGGCGGTTCACCGCGAAGTACCCGAACTGGTAAAGCCACTGTACCGAGTCACCCTTCTTGTACCCGAACCGGGAAGAGTGACCCTTATCTTCAACCACGACGACGGGCTTGAAAGCCTTGATCGTTGCCTTGGCCCCCTGCAATGCCGGCAACTCCGCACCCTCGATATCGAGGTAGATCAAGTCGCACATCGGCAATGCCAGCGCATCAATCGTCGTCGCTTCAATCCCATGAGGCATGGGCGCCACGTACTGCGCCCCAAGATTATCCGGCTCATCGTTCATCATGTGGACCGCGCCGGGAGCATCCATGAGCGCCATGTTGTGGCACTCAATCTTCGGGCTGTGCGCCAGGTTCTGCGTCAGCGCGTCGTAGCACACCGGATCGGGCTCGAACGTGATCACCTTGGCGAACTTCTTCGCCAGGAGCCACGGCCACACTCCCATGTTCCCGCCTGCCTGTACCGCCAGATCGAACTTGCGACACCGGGGGTAAACGGAATTCAGATCCGAAGCCCAATCGAATACCACCCTGCGGCACTCCCTGTCCGCCTCCGGCCAGACCCAATCCCGACCCAATGCGCTAATGATCTCCACGTTCTCCCCTCAAGCCTCGTACCGATAGACTCTTGGCTTCTTCGCCACTTTCTTCAACCGGCGGCACCGTGGAACGATAGCCCGCACTAATTGCGGAGGCGGCGTTACCAACCAGGGCTCAACAAACTGCCCAGCGATCGTAACCTGCCCCGCCTGAATCGTTATCTCGAAAGCAAGCGAAAGTGTAACACTCTGCCCGGCAAGTACAATCGCTCCGGGGCTGCTGATCGCCACGCCGATCTTCGACGTAGCACTTTGCCCGGCAAGGGTGATTGACCCCGGAGTGGATATCACCACTTCCGTGCCAAGCACCATCGTCATCGTCTGCCCGGCAATCGTAATCGCACCGGCAGTGCTCAGAGCCGCGCCGATCTTCGAAGTGATCGCCTGCCCGGCGATCGTGATCGCGCCGGCAGTGCTTAGCGCCGCGCTGATCTTCGAAGTGATCGCCTGCCCAGCGATCGTGATCGCGCCGTTGGTGAGTGGCAGTCCATAAGCTGCCGTCATCGCCTGCCCGGCGAGCGTTATCGCCCCCGGCGTATCAATATCTAAAGTGAGGTTGGTTACAACATCAAGCAGGAGGACGCCAGTTCCATCCTCCAGCAAATACCCGTCCGGTGCCCCACTTTCTAGAAGGTATCTATCCGCCATAGCGGCCGCCCTCCTAGAAGAATGTCGTTACAACGACACACCCATGTCCACCAGCCCCACCAAACCCACCCGCTGCGCCAGCTCCACCGCCGCCCCCGCCGCCGGGGAACCCGCCCGTACCGCCAGTGACGACGCTCGAGCCGCCGCCCACACCGCCCGATCCACCGTATGGCAACTTCGTGGATGTGGCGCCTGTTGCCCCCTGCGCCGAGCTTACGCCAGCAGCACCGCCCCCGTGGCCGGACTGCGAAATGGTAGTGTTCGTACGGCCGCCAGATCCGCCGCCGCCACCACGAACAGACCAACCATTATTGTCGCTGGTAATCGCGGCATCTGTATCGGCGCCAGACTCGCCACCACCACCGCCCCACTCAGCGGGGGACCCGCCGGTAGGCGCCGTTGTACCAGAACCGCCGCGGCCTCCTACCGCGCCTAGCCCAGATCCAGCCGTGGCTGCAGTTAAGTCGATACGTGTTGTAGCAACTGCGGGGGATGCTCTACCGCGCCCCGATCCGCAACCACCATTACCGCCGTCCGCTGAAGCTGCCGCAGTCGCAGCAGTGCCAGCAATACGCGAAGTAGAGGTTAACGGGCCACGACTTCCCTTATCAAACTCAGATAAAACGCCGGGATTGCCTGCTTGGTTTAGCCCCGCGTTCGCTGCACCACCTTTTCCCGCGTGTACCGTGACCGTAGCGCCCAAGTCATCCGCCAGGTACCATGCTTCGTCGTATCCGCCACCACCGCCACCACCACCCGCGGCAGCCGTAGTCGTGGTATTTCCGCTGGACCCTCCCCCACCGCCATCGCAAACTTGCGCAAACACTCGCTTAGCGCCAGCGGGCTTGACCCAAGTGTCATCCGTATCCTGCGGAGAACCGCAGTACAAAAGCACCTCGCACGGGCGCTCGGCGGAGGCCAGATCGACAGTGCCCGCCGGGAGGAAATGAACGCGGGTACACAGATCGACAGAAGTATTCGCCCACGTAACGGTAGTGGCCTTAACTGTTCCCGCAACAGCCTTTAGGCCGGAGGAAACATAGATGAATCCGCCCGTGCCGTCCGTAGTACCATCGTCAAACTGTTCGGTGACGCTGGATAGATCCGTATTGGCGAGCGAGGACCCCTCGGCGGCGGCGTTATCGGCACTGCCTGCCCAGATGTCGACCACTAGGGTGTTGTCGATAACCGTAGCCGAAACCGGGCTGGTGCCCGTCGTGGAAGTCGCGAACTTCCAGTTATTGCCGCCAATATGGAACGGATCGCCCGTCGTCGGACAACCACGTACAGCGAACATCATTCCGTAGGTATGATCGCCCGAGTCCGCGATCGTCGGAGCGGATTCAGATCCGCCGTCTCGTTTCCAGAAAATGCCCAGCCGATTCGCGCCCGCGGCCACCGCCGTACCGATGCCATTCTGAGGGCCGAGCTGTGTATACCCTGACGGGGCAGTGATAATCTCGTTACTGGACTGGAGCACCAGCACTAGAATGTCGTTGGTTGTGTGCGTGCCGGGAAGCGTGGCCGTGGGCACGCCGGTGCTGGTAAATTCCGCGCCCACGGAAATTACCGTCGGCGCAGTCAAAGTATGCGCAAACGTCTTGATTTGAGCCAGCGTCATCTTCTTAGATGTGCTGCTCTGGTTAACCGGGAACTCGTCAGTACTCGCGGGCGTAGCAACCGCCGTTAAAGCACTGACCTTGGTATCAGCCACGTTAGCTCACCGTGATGCGATAGATCCCGTTGGCCCCAGGCGTTACCGTGAATGTGGACCCGTCCGTTACGACAAACGTGGTGCCATAATCGAGATACCCCACAACAGGATCGGCAGGTACAGTCGGCGTATCGTCGTAAATCGCGATGTACCGAGCCGTGTCAAAATTCGCTCCGGAAGCCGTCCAAGCAAAAGCCGCGGAACTAAATTGCCAGATGCCCGTACCGGCGCCCGTTTCAGCCCACGTAATACCTGTCAACGTCACCGGGGCATAGCCCCCCGCGCCGGTAATCTGCGTGATTGACCCGATGAGCTGAGTTCCAGCCTTGGTCGGGGCAACGTTGGACAGCACCGCCTTATAAGTGTCGCCGTCCACGTCGGGGCTGCCGGCGCCACCCGAAGTCGCGAGGTAATTTGCCCATTCATCCGTTACTTGAAAAGTCGCCATGCTTGATCCTCTTAAACCTTTTCCGAAAACCCGGGAGGCGCGCCGCTGTGAAGACGAGTGAATCCGCTCATACTGAAAACCTTATCCTTGAATACCGTGCGCGCCAGTGACACGTACTTTTCCCGGTACCCCATGATCGTTCGCCGGTTCTGCACGTTCGGATCGCCGACGCGCTGGCAGGACTTGTCCTGCGGAACCGTTGCCTCATCGATGCTGTACCCGCTCCCGTCCATGGGGCAGCCGCACAGGATGATCGGATCGAACCCCATCTTCAGGCCGATCAGCGCGGCCTTGCCGGCACTGGTCGCCCCCGAACTCATCTCCGGGCCCCACCAATCCGTGACGCACGGAAACGCGGCCTGGTAGACCCGCAGGTGCTTCCCGAGCGAGTTCGCATGAACCCGGATCGGCGTACGGGGAAACACTTCTGCCCGGGCGCGGTAGAAGTCATTCGCCTTCACCGTATGCCCGGAAAGCATGTGCTCCGCATCCTCGATCATCGTGCAGGCCCCGTTGACCAGCATCGTTTCCGAGTCTGGATACAGGGCCTTCGCTTTGACGTAGTCTTCATGCGCACAGGGCGCAGAACCTACTACTAGCAAGGCTACCACTAATTCTCCTTAAAACCTTAGTTCAGCCTATCGCCTCGAGCATTAGCCAGACCCAAACTTCGGGCTTGTGAAGCGCCTTACCTGGCGGGTACTTCGCCCACACCGCACTACCCGCCGCCTCGGCCAGCACCAAGGCATTGAACTCTGCTTCAGTCCACCGAATACGAACTTCGTGGAAGTGGGCCGCTAACGACATGGGCACCCAGTCCACGATGTAGTCGACGGCAGGAGCCGCGATAGACGCAGACATCACCAGCGCAAACGTGCTGGGCGGTGCCCGCATGTCTAACGAGAACGTAGCCATTACGGGCTTCCTGTAGCGACGCCATCCTTACTGCGCGCGGTATGCCCCGTCGCATCGGTGCAAGCCGTGAAGACGTTCTCGGTGTTGTCCCACCAATTGAAACTATAAGCCCCATTACCTGCTCGAGTCGTGGACTTGAGTAGCTCACCATCGCTCGAGCGATACAGACCAATCGTCACTGTGCCGCCATCGCTACCTGTGACGGAATCAGAGACGACGAAGGGGCCGCAGGTGTGGTAGGTATACCAGAGTTGCAATAGCGGGTACATGCCAGCGCTATGCGCAAACCGCCACCGCCGAGAAGTTTCCAAGTCAAACCGCTCGTACCCTGTATCTGCTGGCCATCGCTTGAAAAATCTAGACGCGTCTGACGTAAAAACCCAGTCCCCAACTTTGCTGTCAGATATGGGCGCCGCGGACATTATAGTGTCCCACCGGACACCGCCTTCGGCGGCTAATCGCTCCACAGCAGCGTACAACTGACCGGGGAGAACCCCCGAATTTGGCATACTGCGGTAATGAGTTCCAACATTTGATAGAAAATAATCCGTTTCCGGAATATTCGGAGATGTAGCCGCAACCGTGAGCGTATTTGGCGCCGCCCCCGTTCCACTTACCGCCAAAGTCCATGCGACAGTATGATTATGCGCACCATACCCGGCAGCAGATTTAGCACTGACATAGTTTACGATCCAACGACCAGTAAGCCCAAACATGAAATTATTAACTGTCGTGTCAGTCCTATAGATGTCAAAAGTTAAATTGTTATTGCCACGGGCCAGGGTAAACGCGGAATCATTACGGACCATTAGCCCGCAACTACCAGCATACAATGTCGAATTTACAGTGTACCCGACAAAAGATCCAGTACCCACCCGTACGTTCAACCCGGCGACGACGCCGGTTAGATTAAAATCAAGTAAAAAGGCTATTTTAGCTGCAGTTATAGGACCAGGTTCTTCAATGCGTAAACTATTTGCGAATCTTTGGTAATCAGAACTTGTAGTGCCCCCACTCATCCCGGCTAGCCCGTAGCCGCACAAGACCACCGAATTAGTGGCGCAAGGTGACACCGTGGCTCCGTTACTATGCGAGACCCCCGTAGTTCCGTTATAGGCTCGGGTTACAGTAAGATCATTAGAGGCAATACTAGTCACAAGCATTTGTTCGTTATCTATGCTGATGACGAAAGGGGCAGTCCCCAACGCGGCTGCCGACACTACAGACACTGTAGTGCCGGAACCATCGGGCAACCCCGCGGATAACGTAGTCGTCGCCGCATCAGCCTTAAACTCGTAGGTAACAGTCAGCCAAGCTTGCGGATGATTACACCTACCGACCGTGTCAGATAACTGGAACACTTGCGTTGCAGTCTTACTGGGCCACGCACTCGTAACATCCCATACATACCTATACCGGCGATCCGCGACGAGCGATGCCTCGTAGTTCCCTGTAGTTACCGTTGCAGTACCCGCATGAAAAGTAATAGTGTGGTCTGTCGTTGACCCATTATTATGGGTCATACCTTCCATGGTTATGAAAATACTTCTATAAGTTTTACTGGGTTCTGCTAAATAATAATCCAGAGCGGGCATCGTGTCGTATGTCGTATCGCTAACAGTCAAAGCTCCCGTTGGCCCATTAAGCGGAATCCTTACGGTTTTAATTTGAGTGGCGCTAGTGTCTGCATAATCATACGTGACATCGAGGACAACACAAACATTGACCATACCAAGGGTAGTGCCCGTCGACTGATTAATCTGTAACTGAAAATCGCAGGTCATGGACGTGCCAGACCAATTCGAAACAAAGTATGCCGTATAATCTTGGGCCAAATAAAAACTTTGATTAGTGCTCGTATGGTTTAGTGAGTTAGAATTCGTTACTGTGCTATACCCGGCAGCCCCAAGTTGCAAAGCAAGCGTCTTGGTAGTTAACGTGCCCCCGGTAGCAGTTACTATATCGTCAAAACTAACCCGCGCCGTTACACTCCTAAAAGTAACCCCAGACTCCGGTATATACACCGTAATCTGAGTCATATTTTCAAGCGTGTTATTCGTCAGCGTTGCTTTAGCGGGAAACGCAAACTGCACAGTCTTCTGTCGAGTTGCCACTACTTAATCTCCTAGACGCTCAGCCCGTATTTTGTAATGAAATCCTGGATGGCCGTAATCCACGGAAAGGTCCCATCGTCATACCACGGAGATGTTTTAGAAGGTACATGCGTTCCGTTAACCGCCCAGTAGGCCACACCGTCAATTTCAGGAATGCGAATTAGATACTCCAAATTCGTCATGGCTGTTTCATAACTCATCTCGGAAGTACCCGCCGTAGGCCAGAACAGAGGAAATATCTTTATCGGCAAACTCAGTCTATTCTTCTCACTAACCAACCACTGTGCTTTCACAGAGATGTCGTCCATCCGACTTGTGTAGAACTCTGGAACCATGAAGTCGTTCTTCGCGGCCACGTATTGCCCGCACACGTTATTATTAATCTGCATCCCTTCGTAGACAGATTTATCGTAGTTCCAGAACAAATAACTTCCAGTGGACTCGATCCCTGCGGGAGTATTTGAGTAGGCCCCCAAAATTTTAGTTACACCGGGATTCGCCGCCATCTCGATCGCCATCTGCGCATCGATAGCATTTCGTAGATCCGTAACATCTCTAATCCGACCAGAGACCGTAACCGATGTCCCATCTGCAACAGCATTCGCTGGACTCATCGTAATGGTAGGATTAGTAAAAGCAGTAACCCACGTATTCGCGGCAATCCCCGTCCCAAACAACCGCGCTCCGCGCGTAATAGATGATATGCCCCCCGCAGTAACTGTAAGAGTTGTACCCGATACTCCACCGTTACCCGCAGTAACCACTACGTCATTAGCATCACTCGCATGAAACGGAAGACTTGTTTCCAGATCCGTATAGAGCATATCCATGATGGGCCATACTTCATGCACAGAGGCCCATTGCCCCCCGCCAGTATACGTATCAGTCGAAAGAAAATGTATTCCGTTAGCCCCCGCTGTAGGATTAATGAACGTAGAAGTATCGTAATAGTTCCAAAGGACACGCATTCCGACTGAACGATAATGCGCATACCCCGCGTAATTCATAGACTGCCCAGAACCTCCGGTATTAAACTGGCAAGCAATCTTGAACCCTGGGCGAGAAAACTGCACATCCCCGCCGCCAGAAAGAATATGTGTTAGGTAGTTTCGGGTACTCATACCGACACCGGAAACTTAAAACGGATAAGCCCCGCGCTACCAAGCCCGCCCGTACCGCCGTTAGCTGCCCCGCCGCCGCCGGCTCCCGCGCCAGAAGCCGCGCCTCCGTTCACAACTCCACCAGGAGTTCCCCCCTTCCCTCCTTTACCG